TAAATAATATTAATGATACCAATGATATAAATAACACCAATGATATAAATGATACAAATGATATAAATGATATAAATGATACAAATGATACAAATGATATAAATAATATTAATGATACCAATGATATAAATAACACCAATGATATAAATGATACAAATGATATAAATGATATAAATGATACAAATGATACAAATGATATAAATAATATTAATGATACCAATGATATCAATGACCTTTTATGATAATGGTAACCATAAAAATTTCTTTACCTATTAAAATATTGAAATTAATTTAAAAATAACATTATATATATCAATATGAGAACATATTATCTTTTTCTTGATAAAGAATTTTGTATAAGAAACGTCTTTGAAAATTTACAAATGGCTATATTAGAACCAGGAATAGTGTACAAACAGATTAAAGAACATGTTCTATTACCACCTTATATAGTTGTAGAAAGTATATATAAAGATGAATATTTAAAAACTAAAATAGATGAAGAATTACGAGATATGGGGTATGATAAATCATTTAAAATTTTAAAACCACTTGTTAAAGAAGTAGCTGATATAAATGATGAAAATGGAAATGATGAGAATGGAAATGAATAAATTATACATTCTTTTTTTTAATAACTGCTTTGATTTTATCCTCTACTATAAATTTTTTGTTTCCCAAAATAGATTCTGCTAAATGCTCTGCTTTTGAACTATCCTTTAATTCTTCTGTTAATTTTTCTACAATAGTTTCCTTTTTAAATGTTTGTGAAATTTTTCTAGTATACAAAACAATTTCACCATCTTTTAATGAAATACTATCCATATTATTGTTAGTCATGTATTCCTTGATTTCATTTTCTAAATTTTGTGTTTCTTTTTTCAAGTCTTTTAATTGACTTCTTAAATTTACCAATTGTTTATTATAATCGATATATTGTAATAAGTTCTTTTGAATATCCGTTGACATATTATTTACATGAAATAATAAAAAAATATTTAAAAACCGAACATATATATATATATTAAATGTTGTTAGAAAAATATAAACCTACTACTCAAAAAACTCTTTTTCATAAAGATATTGTTAATCATATTCTTAAATGGATTAAACAAATAAAACAAGACATTGAAGACAATCAAGATGTTAAAAAAATTTTATTACTATATGGACCTATTGGATGCGGTAAAAGTCTCACTGCCGATATTCTTTTTAAATCTTTTCAGATATATAATATCAATTCTGATCATATTAGAACATCTGAAAAAATAAACGACGTTATTAATAATATCGTTTCTGTAAACAGTTTTACTTTTGCTAATTTTGATAAATGGAATAATATAAGTAATAAAAAAAACAAACCTAATATCATCTTTGTTGACAATGTTGAATTATGTGACAAATCTATTCAAAGTTTTGTTGATCTAGTTTATATTAAACATCATATAAATATTCCTATTGTTATTATCAGTAATAATATTAAATTTAAAGATATTTTTAACAATGACAATTGTACATTTATAGAATTTCAAAACCCTAGTTTACTTGAAATGACTAAATTAGCTATGGAAATTAATGACAATGAAAAATTAGAATTATCTAAAAAAAACTTGAAAATTGTCATTGATCGTGCTGAATCTGATATACGACAACTTATCTTTTTGTTAGAACAAATCAGATTTAAAGTACGTGGTGAAAAAACAGAAGATTTAGATTTAGACCAATTTTTCAATTCCATGCAAATTAAAATGACAGATATTGACTTGTCAAATAAATTAAAACATTTATTAAATATGAATGAAAAATTCGATTTAGACTACTCTTTTAATATATCATTTACAGAACCTCAAACTATTTCATTTGGAATTTATCAAAATTATTTAAATAATGCTACCACTTTAGAACAATCTATTGATATAATCGACGATATTTCTTATTCTACTTTAATTAATCATACTATTTTTGAACAACAATTATGGGATTTATACGAAAATTATACAATGCATTCTTGTGTATTACCTAGTTATTATATTAAAATCAAACATAAAACTAATACATCTGATCAAAAGGATTTACAACCTTATAAAGATATTTCTTATAATTTTTTAAATTCTTACGAAGAAGTTAAACGTGTACACTTGGATAACATTAGCAATTTTAATAAAAAAATTTACAATAAAGATGCATATAAAAATTATATTTCAAAAAATCCACAAAATGAACTATTATTATATAAATCTGATACACTTTTTCAACCTCATTTGTGTTTTGATTTAGCTAAAATTTTTATATCTCTAATTGAAAATATTAATAAATATTTTGATAAAAATAAAAAAGGAAAAAATACTACAAAAAAAGAAAAATTCGACTTGTGTGATAGCATTATAGGTAAAAAAGAAGAATCAGATTTCAAGTATTTAACTCATACAATTTATTCGTATAAACTTTTTGAAACTGATATTGATTGGATTATTTTACATAAAAAATTATTAAAAGATTTAGATAATGTTAAATTAAATGTTAATAAAATTGATTTACGCGTTTTTAAACGACTTTTAAATATATTTACAATGAATGATAATCAAAAAATTCTTAAATCACATACTGAAAACGCTCTTCAATATAAAATTTTACAACGTATATTAAATGACTTGAATATAATAAGTGAACATTCTACCAAAGAAAATTATATAGATACCCTTACTATAGAATTAGATGATTTATGGAATTTATAATATCATTTCTCATCTTGAAATTTTTTTAATATACATAATAAAAGGAACTAGTTAATCAAGTTATAATATAAATCCCACTTGTCAATAATACTAAAAACAGTTTAATTACAATCTATTTTTATTAATAATTCATATCTAAATCCAAATTTATCATACATTGCTTAGCACATTCTTGCTCTGCTTGAATAACTTTTTTACCTAATCCTATACCCAATATATAATTATCCTTTTCATATAACTCGAATAATTTATTAAAAATATTAGGATTACATCTCTTGTAATAATCCATTATATTGTTTGTATACGTCTTTATTTTTGTCCTTTTCATTTCATCCATCTCTTCAAACTGTTCTTTCGTAAATATTAACATTCTTGTAAAAACCTTACGATATAATGGCCCATCATCACATAAAGCACTGTAATTCGGCGTCTTAAAACAGTTCATTCTAAAATGTTGATAATAGCGTTGTAATGCGTCTTTAAAATTATCGTTATGAGATATCAACTCTGCAAAGTCAATAATATTCTCAATTACATTTCTTACAAAACGATCTGCATATAAATATCCAATCTCACCAAAATCCATCGAAATTGAACCAATAAATGCCTCAAATGCATCCTCATAATAACTTGGACAATTTCGCCCACGATCTATATCCAATAATGTCTGGTTCTCTACTTGCAATGACAATAATAAATACCTCTTAAAACCCAATGTCACCCCTATCTTGTGTAACATTGAACATTTTTCTATCTTAATCTTCAATTTCGTCAAAAAACCCTCGCGTTCTAAAGGAAAACGTTCGTACAAATACCTACCCATTATTCCTTTAAGTACATGATCACCTAAATATTCCAATCTTTCACTTGACTCGTCAGGAATATAATCAATATATATCTTTCCTATATTATTCCTCATTTCCTCATTTTTTATTACATTATGTACCGACTGATAATAACTTTCATGTACAAATGCCCGCCTATAATTTTCTAAATTATTTATTTTCAATGGCAAATTATTATCACCAATGTTTCCAAAATAATTTAGAATATTTTCAACTTCTTCTTTATTTATCAATCTGTTATTTGAATTGTCCATTTGTACTTTTATTTTAAATACCTTTTTTATTCATTTTTTATTTTATTATATATTTATCATATCATATATCTATCATATATGATACAAATTTACATTACTTACATTTTTACATTACTTACATTATTTAAACTTGCTTCTTAGGAAAATGACTTGAAAGATACTTTTGAAGACGCATATAACTATATACCTTGGCAGAATCAGGATCATTAGGATCCTTCAATTCAATAGCAGGACCAAACAACTTGCTTAAAGTAGCATCTGGTAGAATTTCACGTCTATACGCTGGATTTTGCAAATCATGTTGCTTAATATAAAACGTAATATGCCTAGTCACATCTGTTCTTGCAATAGGATCTCCACGCTTTACCCCAAATTGTCCAAGAAAATCATACAACTCATCAGATACAATTACCGCTGATGCAAACCCAGATGGCTTTCTGGGATTACTACTATCCCTCTGAACCTTCTTCTTCTTAGATCTCTTTGAAGCATCCTTTAATGCATGCTCATGATCCCGTTGAAGCTTTCTAAGCTCCTGAATTTCTCTCTTTAATTCCACAATATGATCCTGTCTTGCCTTGATAATACGATCCAACCTCTGCTTAATTGATTCCTCAGTTCCAACAGTTTCAGTAACAGCTTCAGTTACCATATCAACAACTGGCTCTACAACTGGCTCTACAACAGTTTCTACAACTGGCTCTACAACTGGCTCTACAACTGGCTCAGCTACAGCCTTAGTTCTCGTCTTGGTTGATCTAGTTTTAGTTGAAGAAGTAGTTTGTACTTTGTTCATCTTTTTAGTTTATTAATAGGAAAAAAAATATAAAATCTTACGCACTTTATATTAATCATTATATAATTCATGCTCTAAAAATCATTTTTTTTTATATCATTTTTTTATATTATTTTTATTTTTATTTTTACTTTAATATTTAAGCAAATAAAACATATGCAAAGTATACACCAGAAGCGGCAACAGCATACTTGACATACTTTTCAATATCACCTCCACCGGTAACTTGTTCTACTAAATCAGTACCATTGTATGCTACTAAACCCCAGTTAACAGCACCTACAATTAAAATAATTTGAACAGCCAAAAGTAAATTTTTTTCATTAAACATTTTTTTACAAGTTTATACTTTTATCTTATAAAAAAAATTATTGTAAATTATATAAAAATTAATTATATAAAAATTAATTATAATATCATTTCTAAAATATTTATATCAAAATCTTCTAGAAAAACTTTAGATTGCCATAAATACTCCTTATTTATTATATCCACACATATATCTTCCGGAAAATATTTATTCATTACATCTTTCATCTTTAATAATCTTTTCAATTTCATTAAAATATCATCTTCTAATACTTCCATTAATGATTCTTTTGGTAATACCATCCATAATTGTTGCATACTAGTTATCCTTTTTGATTTCTCTAAATTTTGACTATCCATTATATATCTTTTAACATCTGTTCTATTCCTTAAATATTCACTTATATCACTTGCAAATGGCACATTCATATACTTATAATACCATAACCAATTATTATGCATATGACCATTGTAATAACCTAATATCCAATACAATCCTTCTATATATTTCTTACAAGCATCTTTTATATCTCCTATACCATAAAACGTATAATATCTATTTTTATAATTCATCTGATTATATTTTATACAATCATCCTTGTAAAAATATATATTTGGATACTCATCTAGTTTAACATCCTTGTATATACTATTATTTGTCTTATATACACTATATATACTTTTATAAAAATAATCTTCTGAATTCCCTATATTATATAAAATAGTGTACAACATATCCATATTTATACTATCTTTTATATTACCTCTATCTAATTCATCCAATTTTACCAAACTTGATTCACCTTTATTTTTATCTAAAGATTTTATATACACCTTTATTACCATATTTAAACCACCATCTTTTATTATCAATGAAGGAATATGTTCTAAAAAATCATTACCTAATAACATACATAACAATATATAATCATATATGATATTTCTATTATTTATTAACAATGCACCTTCATATCTTCCTCTTATTTCATTTATTATACTTTCTTCTAATGATTTTACATTTAAATATGTAAACATTTTTTTATTAGTATTCTCATTGCTACTATTGTCTCTAACTAATATAATTTGACTAGAATAAACACTCATTAAACTCAACATAATCAAATCTGCGTCTAAACCATATATACAGATTTTTTTACATTCATCTAAATTATTTAATTTATTTATAATATTCATCATCTTATGTTCTCCTTCTCCATAATCAAAATCTATATGTATATTAAAATCATGACCCTCATCTTTTAATTTTGCTATAAATAAATATAATTTATCCTTTAACTTTTTCATAAAACATGTTCCTGGAGTTATTTTATTTGAATCCCATTTTATTTTATTATCATCCTTTTTAAACATTTTTGATTTGTAACGTCTACTTCTTTGTTGTTGTATCTTTGCCCTCGGTGCTACACCATCTACCATAATATATACATTTCTAGCATTTATAATATTTATTACATATCTTGTATAATCCAAAACGTGATTGATAATTAAATCATCCAATTCATCCACCGAATATTCCTTTGTTTCATCTAATGTAGCTAACAATTGATGTGAACAAGGATGTATCATACTATTATAATCTAAAAATAAACATTCTACATCAAATGTTGATAATTGTTTTTCATCTATTAATAAATCATTGTCACTATTATATTTTTTATATATATGTGAAAAAAAATAAGCTATACCCATGAATTTAAAAATATTATATATTCAATTTAAATTCAATTTAATTTAAAAATATTATATATTCAATTTAATTTAAAAATATTATATATTCAATTTAAATTCAATTTTCATCATTTTATTTAATATATTCTTGATAATATAATATACATTTTTTACTATCATCAAATGCATATCCCTTTTTACTTAACAAATTTTTATAATAATTAATATTCATTTCAACTTCTATCTTTTCCTTTTTTGTCTTATCAGCATCCTCATCTTCCATCTCATTATCTATATCATCCAAATACGATTCATTATCTGAACAATGCGTTTCATATTCGTCATCTGTATTTGATATATCATCCACATTTTCATCATCTATAGGATCGTCTTCATTAATATCATCTTCTATAATATCATCTTCTATAATATCATCTTCAATATACTCGTCGCCCATCATATTGTAATCACTAAATTTTATATCATCCATATCCTCATAATTATCACTTCTATCTTTATTTTTTTTATCTACACCCTTATGACTACTATTATATGCTTTAATTTTTAATAAAATATTTGCAAATACACTGTTTTTTTCGTACTTGTATAACGTTTTGTTATATTCTTTTATCATCTCATCTGGATCTTGTGTAATCTTATCATTTCTTTTTTTATTTGAAATATTTTTAATATCCATTACAATATTTGTATCCATCTTGTATAATAACAATTTTTTATTGTATTCTTCCTTCATCTTTTTTATTTTATCATCCACCCTTTCTTGAATAATCTTTTTATAATAATCTAATAACTCTTCTCTTCTTTTATCTATTTTACGTATCAAATCCATATTTGTCTCAATTAATTTCAAACACTTTGAAATTTTTAATATAATCTCTTGATCCACACTTGATAAATTAAAAAAATACCCATTTCTATTTTTTGTAAAATCTATATTATTCGTCTTTAATATATTTAATACATGTATTTTCTCTTTGTTATCTAATTTATTGACTCTTGATATAATATCTTTTATATCCATTGTATTATAATTAATATTAGAACGTTAATAAAATATTTTTTTTTTAATCTTATACATATATGCCATATGTCAGGAAATATTAAAGATACTAATGTAGATATTGTTAAACAAGAAATCGAATCATTATTAAAAGACTTGGAAAATATAAAAATTAAAGGAGACGAATCTCCCGATGATTATCTTTACAACTTGGGGAAAAAATATGCAAATCTTAAAACTACATCTTCAAAATTATTCGAATTTACTATTAAAGAATTTCAAAAACCAAATTTTAATAAATCGTATTTCTTAAAAAATCTACATATGATGCTAGATTCCATTTTAAATATTCAAAATTCTAAAATTTCACAATATGATGCATCTGTTAAAATTGGCACATCACTTGCACATCAATATATCCCTCATCTTAAAAAAAAATAAAAAAACGCGTCATAACTACAATTTATTTTTATATGATTATATTATTATATAAAAATGGAAAATGAAGAATTTTTAGAAAAAATTAACTCGACTGAAAAAAAATTAGGTAATAATAAATTTCAAGAACAAATTGAAGAACTTAAAAAAAAACTAGTAGATTATGATCATAAAGCTACACAAGATAAAGAAATAAATGCCAATTTACAAAAAAATATTAATGAATTAAATAATACTATTTGTCAACTTCATGATAATATTAAAGAACTTGAAACTCAAATTGCAAATAATACTGACAAAGAAACTATTAATAATTTTGAAAAACAATTAGATGTTAAAAATTCTGAAATTACTCAATTAAATCAATCTATCCAACATTTAAATATTTCTATTAATGATATTACAAAATCTAAAACAACTATTGAAGATGAATTACAAAAACATCTTACTCACTATTCCGAGTTTCAAACTAATTTTAACCAATTTAATGAAACACATCAAGAAACTATAAATAAATTACAAGAAGCACAAAATAGTATCAAATCACTAGAAGATAATCTAAGTGTAAAAAATAATGAAATTGAAAAGCTAGAAGAGGAAAACAACTTTTTAAAAAATGAGCTTAATGATTATAAATCAAATTATGTCACTTTACAAACTCAACTTGAAGAACGTTTTGAAACATTTAAACAAGAATTTTTATCAGAACACACCATCCCTCAACCAACAACTAATACACAAGTAAAATCGCAACGTACTGTAAATACACAACGTGGTATAACCAGGACTCGAAGATAACTTAATATATAACTTTTACATTATATGAAAAATAAATTTCACGTTTATTTTTAATCTTGTCTTTATTTAATTTGTGAATATGCAATATTACTTTAGGATATTCGTATGGATCCCATTCTACATTTAATATCTCATTATACATACCATTATTTGTTACTAATTTATTTATACTCCCCCTTTCAGATTTTTTAGATTTGCTTATACAAAAAATTCCTGTAGCACCCTCTTCTTTATCAGAATTTATTACTAAAATATAACTTCCAGTATCTTTTATACCCTTGTTTATAAATCCTAATATTATCGGATTGTTTAGAATTACAATGTCTTTTTCTGTCATTTTATAAGTTAGTTTCACATTATTTTCATGTACGTTTGATGACATCAAAGATGTCACGTTTTTAAATATTTCCATATGAATAATACTTATAATTTACTTATATTTTTTTTTTATAAAATTTATATGATGTCATTAATGGATTTTTATTATTCATAATAACAATATGTTTTGTATCCTTTTCTTCATCATTTTCTTCATCCTTTTTTTCATCATTTTCTTCTATATTTTTTTCTTTTATATCTTCTTTTATATCAAACTCTTCACTTGGCAAATACATCATTGAACCCTCATCATCTGTTTCTTTTTCGACAACAATTTTACGTTTGTTATTATCAATATTTTCTGTATTGTTTTTACTTGTACAAGAAGAAATATCTGTGACTGTATCTGAATATGAATCTTGCATATTATTAAAATCATATTGTATAATTAAATCATCCTTTTTCTTTCCAAACATATTCACTATTTTGTTTAATGGAATAAATACTACTATACTAGTCTTTATTATATCCTCTATATAATTATCATCTTCTATTATATCTATTTTTGGATTTTCATAATAATATCTTGCAACCTTTTTTAATACTTTATAATAAAATTCACTAAAATTAGATTTATAATGCTTTGTTATTACAATTTCTGCTAAAAAGTCATCATTTAATATTGTACGTATGGAATATAAAATAATTTTTTCAAAAATTTCTTCAATATCATAATTATTCTTAAAACACCATTTTTTAAATTTTTTAAACGATCTTTCCCTTTTATGTTTATCCCATTCTGCTATTTTTAACATTTTTTTTTGAAAATCAATATAATTAACCGACTTTTTAAAACAACGCATGACATAATTATATAAATGTTGAGAAAATACATTTACCAACTTTTTTTGCAGTTTATGTTTTATTTCTAACGTTTTACTAAACCCTTCGCCTTCCATTAACTTTAACATATAATTTAATTTTTTAATTTTTTATGCGAATGAAATAATTAATTTATATTATTTATCTATACTAAATAATGAATTTCCACCTTTTTGTTCTACTTTCTACTATCGCCTTTTATATTCTCTTGAAACTATATAAATCATCCCTTATTGCTAAAAAAAATAAAAATTATCCTCATACATCCAAGAAAAATAGCAATCTTTTTTATATTCTTTTTATTCCAGCTATTCTTTACTTGACAAGATACATGTATTTCCCATTTACGCAAAATTCAATAGAACAAATGCAAAATACTCTTGTTAAACCTAATGTCATTTCCGATAAATTGTTAAATTCACCTTATCCAGCAAGTAGTTCTTATTCTACTTCAGGTTCTTATTAGTTTATTTATATGTATTTAATTTCTTAATTTATTATAATAAAGAATATGAGTGATTTTTATTCAGATTACTCCAGTTTAGATTTTGGAGAAACTCTTAATAAAAAAGAGTTTAAACCATATAAAAAAAATTATCAATATCAAGAACCCAATCAAATGCTCCTACGTAACTGGATATCTAAACCAACACTTTATGAAAATGTCCTATTGTTTAATCAATTAGGTACAGGCAAAACTTGCACATCCATAATGATTGCGGAAGGGTTTAAAGAATATATAAATAATATGGGAAATAAAATTGTTGTACTTGTAAAAAATAAAAACATTGAAAGAAACTTTTTAAATGAACTATTAAGTAAATGTACTAATAATACTTATTTATCAGACGATGAACGTAAACTCTACTTTTCTTCAAATGCTACGTTAGATATGAACAATCAAATTAAAAAAAAAGAACTTGTAAACAAAGTTCATAGAACTATTAATAAACAATACGCCTTTTATAAATACCAAAGTTTTGTTAATAGAATTTTAGGTCCTAAAATTAAAGGTACAAATAAAAGAAAAAAGCCATCTGAAGCTATAGAAAATTTAAATAACACTGTTATTATAATTGACGAAGCACATAATGTAACAAACAATGATATTTATACTGCTTTACAATCTATATTATCCAAATCATATAATTATAGACTTGTTTTACTTACAGCAACACCCTTACGTGATAATCCTAAAGATATTTTTGAATTATCAAATTTACTTAATATTAACACCCCTCAATTACAATTACCAGTTAGAGATATCCTATTAAAAGATAAAACACTTGTTGAAAGAAAACAATCAGAATATATTAATCAAAACATTTTTAAAGAAGGTATTATTTATATAACAGATAAAGGTAAAGAAAAATTACAAAATTCTATACAAGGAAAAATCTCCTTCCTTTTAGCTAATACACAAACTAACCCCATTTCAAATCATAAAGGTGATCAACTTGTAAAAAATAGAACTGGTACTACAAATGTTGTATATTGTTACATGTCAAAATATCAATATCATGTTTACAAAAAAGCCATTCAAATTGATACTAATGCAAAAATTGGTAATACCGAACTTAAAGATCTTAATTTAATCGATTCTATTGATGCTATTGAAGCAGAAGAAGATATTATTGATAATATTGAACAAAATAGAAAATCTAGTGCAGTGTATAAAAATGTACGTGACGCATCTACTATGGTATATCCAGATGAAATGTTTGGAAAAGATGGATTTTTAAAAATATTTAAAAAAACAACTGGAAAATATCAACTTTTAGATGAATATAAGCGAGTTCTAACAAATAAATTAAGTGAATACTCTAGTAAATTATATAATTTATTACAAAATGTAAATACTAGTCCAGGAAATGTTTTTATATTTTCTAATTACGTTTCTTGGGGAGGCACATCCCTTATTAAACAATTATTACTTTACAATGGATATTACGAATATACATCACGTTCTACACCTCAAAGAGAATACAAAACGTTTATTGTATTCGATGATAATACAAAACCAGAATTAAGAGAAAAATATAGAAGAATCTTTAATAGCCCTGAAAATAAAAATGGCGCCCTTATTAAAATTATTATCGGATCACCTATTATTTCTGAAGGTATCACCCTTAAAAATGTCCGTCAAGTACATATTATAGAACCCTCTTGGAATATGAGCCGCATTAATCAAATCATTGGAAGAGCCGTTAGAAATTACTCACATCATGATCTAGAACCACAAGATAGAACAGTCGATATTTATAAATATGTCTCTGTTTATGAAGAACCATCTAATTCAGACTTTTTTATAGATAAAGAAATGTATATATTAGCCGAAGAAAAAGATCGAAGTAATAAAATCGTCGAACGATTATTAAAACAAATTAGTTTTGATTGTACCCCCCTTCAACAACGTAATACATTACCCCAATCAGCTAAATCAGGTGATGCAATCTGTGATTATCAAGAATGCGATTATAAATGCACTATACAACCACAATCTGAAAAAATTTATAGAAATACATATAATCTCTATCTCACACAATTCGATCATCATGATATTAAATATGTAATTAATGCCTTACAACACCTATTTAAAATATATTTTATTTGGAGTTTAGAAGATATAATCACCCAAATTAAACAACGCGAACCTAATATTGCAAATGAAGTTATTTTTACTGTTCTTGATACTATTGTTACCAAAAAAATAGAATTTAATGACATGTACAATAGAGAAGGTTATATTATTAATAATGGCCCCTATTACATTTTTAATTCATCTGATATTGATATAAACTCATCATTGTATTCTAAAATAATGGATTTTTCTACTTTTAAAAATAAATATACATTTGATGAATTTTCTAATAAAATATTCCAAGATACTACAAAAACTAAAAAACAAATAGAAGAACAACCCAAAGTACAATTATCAGAACAAGATATTTCATATAACAATCAAATTATTAATAATAATACAATTTATGGAAGTTATGTATCTAAAACAGGCATATTTGATGGATTATTTAGAATCATTGATAGATCTACCGAAACTAAATCTACTGATAAAAGAAAAATACCTTCTGGTATGGCAATTACAAGTTATAAAAAAAATAAATTAGAAGCCCTTATTGAAAAACTAAATATTAATGTACAATCATATACACGTATGGAAACATCTACATCTGATTTAAATAATACAATTTTACAAAATATTGTTGAAAAATACTTTTTAGATAAAAAAATAATGTTAAAACCACATAAAAAAGTTTAGTTAAAATGCGCATCATAAATTTTTTTTGATAATGCCTTGCCTATCTTACGCTTATCTGTTATTTGTAAATCTACTAACATTTTTTCCTTATCCTTTATATTCTCTATTTTATTCCATTCACTTATTAAATTACTCATTGTCATATACTTGTCATTTATCACCTTTGCTATAGATTCAGATACACCCGGTATTAAACATAATTGATTAATAAATATATACTGTTTTAATTTATTACCCTTTGTTATCATTTTACACGTATCCTTTATATTTTCGTCACTAAATTCATTTCCTTGAATTTTCTTGTATAATAATAATACATTATTAAATGTATCATCATTACTACCCGTCCTTAACATTTTATAATTATGTTTAAATATCAAATTTATCATAGCTGATTCCATAATATCATTTGATATTGATATTTTACCCATATTATTCTCTATTACATATAATATTTTATTAGGATCCTTTATAGAATCTAATAAACGCGCCTTTTGCTCTCTGAATCTTCCATCTATAATACTTGCTGATAAATCAGTTAATGTTTTTCTTTCTATTATTAAACAAGGTGTATTATCATTTTCTATAATAAAATCACCTATAGGCAAAGATAAAATTTTACATACTATATTTATATTTTTTATTTTTACATGCATTTCTTCCTCACTCTTTATTTCCACATATTTTGCTAAATTATTTATAAATTCACGTTCTCTAAAATCAATTAATAACATTTTTTTATTGTATACTAATATTAAGTATTTAAAATACATTTATGAACGATAAAAAAAGTTCTCGTAATTCGCAAAAATCACAAAAATCACACTCTGATATAGATAATCCCGAAGTTGAAACATTTCAAAATAAATTTGGGTTATCAAAAAGTACAAGTATAATGTTGGCCAATTTAATATGGGTCTTTCATACTTTGGTTATTTTATTTATACTTATTGGTCCCTTCCTTAACAGCCCAGCCCTATGGGTTTTACACATTACCTTTTCTATATCACTATTAGTACATTGGTATGGAAATAATAACATGTGTTCCTTATCTATGTTTGAAGCTAAACTACGAGGATTGGATTATACAGATAGTTTTTCTCATCAATTTATCGCACCTATTTATGACATTTCTAATACACAATGGTCCACTTTATGTTATATCATTACAATTACTTTAATGACCATTTCTATTTATTATTTATATAATTCTGAAGCATTCGGAAACGCTTTGAGTTGTTTTAGAGAACAAATGAAAAAATACAAAGATAACCCACAACCTTTTCCATATAGATTATTAGCATATGTTAAATGTTTCCTACCACTTCTTATCTTGGATTAAGTTTAACTCCATACTTTTTTATCTATATTTACTACTAAATATGAATATAGATTTTCAAAAAGAATTTATTGATATACCATTTGATACATTACTAGAACAACACAATTCTTCACTTATCAACTCTAATGATCTTTATCTTAACTATAAACAACTATATCTTAAACAAACGCGAGAAAATTATGAAATATATAAAAATGAAAATACTATTTTACAAGATCTACGAAATATAAACTTTTCCTCTAATGAAAATAACACTAAATTTAACTTTACATTTATTGATAATAATCAATACCAAAAACAAAAACAAAATGTTAAAAATATCATCCTAAAACAACGAGATTTATATAATCGTTTTGATCATTATGTCAATGTACTTATAAAAACACATAAACATAAAACAAGAAGCATTAAAAGTATTGATAAAAAATCTCGTTCTTTTTCACTATTTTCTAAAACTTTAAAAAAAAAATAATCCTATATTAATTATTCAAATCATTGTTGATAAAATACTCACTATTTGTTTTGACTTTTCTCTTTCTTGTTCTAATTTATGTTTATAATCATAACAAACTCGCAAATCATTTTTAATTTTTGTCATCTGATCTTCTAATTCAGTAATACTAATTTGATGCTTATCCAATAAATCCTTTGTATTTGATAAAAATTTACTATGCAAATACATCATCTCTTCCGCTTGTAAATTCTTTAAACAAATATTACATTTTCTACTCTCAAAATAATCATTATCTATCAATGGATATTTTAATACATCATTGAAATGCTCTTCAGCTAAACATTTAATATGATAAATATGATTACAAGATAAAATAATATAATTACCCTTATCTGTATTCTCATCCAAACATAATTTACATGTAATCATACGAATCTCAGATTGTCTATCCTTATTTCTTTTAACATTATAGTCCATAGAATCTGTCTCACTATTCTCTTCTACTTGATATTTATTTATCAATTTCCTTACTACACTGTTTTCATTTTCATTGTCACTTAATTCACTATTAAAATAATAACTATTTAATTTACTCATTCTTTGAGTATCCGTCATTTCTTGAGTATCCGTCATTTCTATTTTCTTGTTAAAATATCATTTTTTCATTTTTTATTTATAAAATTGTCGAACTTATTATCATACCACAATAATTTATCGGCTTCTTTACATAATCCTCATACCTATATATACCTATATCTATACTCTCTTGTACTAATAATCTAAAAATATGTTTAAATTCAATACCATGACCTTGAATAGGAGTTCCAGAAGGACTATAATTACATAAATGTGCCAATTCATGTAATATCACATACATTAATAAATTTATATCATACATTTTTTCGTGATCATCTCTTGTCCTTAAACATATATGCATATCCTTTTTATCTATTGTATATGTCGTATATCTCTGATCTATCGCAGCTTCTGATAAAATACTACTATTATAATTTTGCTTTAATTTTAATATAAAGTACGCCTTTGTTTTATCATCCTTGTATTTATTGTACAAGTGTTCTACTAATCTCTTAACACGTTTATTTATTTCCGCTAATGTATCAGCAGATTCTTTTAAATACTCATCTGATTTGTTTTTACCCCTTCTAATTAAATATGTATTCTTATCAATATCTGATGTTATATATAGTGATTCCGAATACACAAAACTTACCCTTAAAATTAAAACCAATAATATTAAAAATAATATTAATATATATATTGTTTTCATATTTATTAATATCTATCAAGAAAAAATCTTTATCTATTTTATCAATTTCCTTTTGGTCTATAATCAATCGCTTCCTTACAAACTGGACAAAACTTACAATCTTCCGTAACTGTACAACTTGAAAAATCCGCCTTTACTTTATCGGCATTTTGTTGTAAAAAATTTCTTAACCCATGTGAATCTTGAATACCATATTTACTTTGAATATTCTTTATTAAAGAACAATTAGTAGTCCAATTCGTAAAGGCTCTACCATCACTCATTACATATTTTGGCATTTTTCAAATTATATATACTATATAAATAAAAAAAAATTATGGGTTATTCATTTTAAATTTATTTAAATCCAATAATAAATTATTATAATCACCTTCTTCCCCCATCAATCTTACATCATTCATCGTACTCATTTCTACATTTTTTAACATTTCTTCCAATGCCTTTTCATCCAATTTTTCTTCTAATGTCTTATCACTCTCCTCAACTTTTACATTTTCTTGAATTTCACTCAATTTTGCTCGATCCTGTTCTTGTCCTATATTCTCAGTTATATTCTCAGTTATATGATCAGTTATATGATCAGTCTGTTGAATTGGTATATTTTCTACAACAGTATTAATAATAGCAGTTGAATTCTGTCTTTGTGGCTGTATATCAAAAAATACAGTATTTAATAACTCTGGAGTTAATAATGATACTCTATTCAAATTTGATTGTGAATTCATTTGATTTAATGAAGGGATAAGTGATGGTTGCTGTTGAGGCTGCTGTCTCCTTTGAATATGATCATTTATCATAACCAATTCATTATCCAAAATCTTAAAAGTTTTAGATACATCATCTTTATATGCTTGTAATTCCTTTACCTTTAATTTTAACTTTTGATTTTCATTATATATTTCTCTTACACTTCCATGTAATTTTATATATTCCTTTTCAGATTCATTAAACTTGTTAAAATAATAAAAAGCTACAAACCCAACAATTACGAATAATAAAATTGTATTTTGATACATTATTATTTTAACATTATTTAAAAAATTCCTATCTAACGAAATTTTATACTCCATATTCTAAAATACTTAAAATATTATCTATATATATTGAACTATGTCGCTTTATTAATGTAGACGTTGTCGTTGTACTTTTCTTTATATACTCACTTGCATCAGATACACTACTCCATTCTCTTATAATTTTATTCGTATTTACATCTTTTTGAATAATTTTTTTTGCATTTTTTGGCTTGTAATTTTTTACTGGTTCTGGTATATTATTTGTTTTTAATGCAAACCCTACCCATCCACCAAGCCTATGATCTAAACCATTTGACTCATCACCCTTTCTTAATCTTATAAATTGTATATCTAAATAATTCTTTAATTTTTCTTTAATAACATATTGCATACATCTTGACTTATTATTATCCAACCCAGTATACCACTTTTCAAAATCAATAAAACAATCTTGCATCGTCTCTCTATATCCAGGTGATCTTTGGCATCTTTCATACAAAAATCTTTCTATTATAAAATTAGTCATTCCTGGCTTTTCAAATGTAAATAATGATTCCTTTAATTTTAATCCATTAAAATGATGAGTTAATTTGGACGTACTTATTAATGGATTATGTCTTTTCATAATTGTATTATATTTTGTCTTTACATATTTAATTAATTCTTGTAATTGAGCATGATTTGCAACCTTTGACCAAATTTTATATTGATTTTTAATCATTGTATAACTTATACTACTATTTATATCTTTGTCACATGTTTCATTTAAAAATAATTCAAAATTATTTATATTAACTGGTTTATATTCTAATACCGTAAAATTATCTATCATCTCTTCTTCTATAATATTATTATCATTTGAATCTTCACTTATTACTATACTACTAATAAATTCTTCTGTATTTTCTATTAAATACATATTTTCAAAATCAATTTCACTTTCTAACAATAATTTAGCATATTCTATTGCATTCTTAATTACACTATACTTACAATTAAACCATTCACGTCTATTTGCGCATCTATATTTATCAAGTAAAAAATGTACAACTCTTTCTAATAATACTGAATCTACACATCGGATTTGTAACAAAATACCTTTGTAACTCGCAGTTTTATGAATAGCATCTCTACTATTTGCATTTTTTGTTCTACCTACTTTATATAAATCAATATCATCAATAGTTGAGTGAAATATATATACACTTTCTCCAAGCTCAAATTTATTAGTTTTTCTTGTTAATAAATTAATCATATCTTCCTTTTCTTTATTTTGCACTTCTAATATTTGTAATTCATTTTGTTTTCTTTCTAGTTTTAATCGTAATACTTTACTTTCTTCATTCATCGTATCTTGCAATAATTCTTCTAATTTAAGATAATATTGGCGTATTTCTTTACTTTTCTCAGTTCCTGCTAACATACATAATCCCTTAAACGTTTCAATATTTAACATAACTTGTTCTTTATTAAAACCACCTTCATTTTTGCGCTCCCGCAAGTTCGGGAGCGCAATTTTATAATCAATATCTTTAGTAAAATGTTTTACTAATGCTGTTTTACAATGTTCTTTTCTTGAAAATCCTAACCATTTCCATACATTATCTAAATCAATGACAAAATCCGTTTTAGAGTTGTAATTAAGATATGTATAAAAGCTGGCAACAAACAATTGTTGTTGATCATCTGTAAATGTTTCTTGAATTTTGTGTAATAAATTGGTTTGAAATTCTGTAGATAATTTCGAAACAGGGCTATTATTAATTAAATTTACAATGTCTAATCGTTGAACGTACATTCTGCTTTTTATTTATAAGTATAGTTATCTTTAAATATATTTATGTAACTTTTTACAAATCTTTCTGTATTTTACATATTTTGTATTTTTTGACATCCAAATTCATAAAATATTTTTGTATATATATTAAAATTTACAAAAATATCACTTAAATAGAACTTGGAAAAGGACCTGAACCATCCATTTTATAAAAACTTTGAAATGGAACCCTCATATTTATAGAAGGTTTCCTTGTATTATGATAAAAAATTGAACACTCAAAATTATTATTCATATCTAATAAATTATAATATACCTTTTCTAACATATTCTTTTTAGCTACATCATATGGTCTTAATAATGATATACATTCATCAAATGTAAACCATCCTATATTTTGAACTTCTCCTGTTTGAATTTTATTTTTGATATCTACATACGGAGGAGAAATATCTGGCTTCATCTTTACTAAATAATAAACATGTCTATAACTAATTCCATTTGTCCCAATAAACTCCTCCCTTATACTCGGATAATTCTTTATAAACTCATACGATTTATTATCATAACCAGTCTCCTCGTAAAACTCTCGTTCTGCACACGCAATATTATTTTCTTTCATGTTGCGGCGTCCCTTGGGAAACCCGAATTCTTCAAAATCAAAGCTAAATTCAGACTGATTGACCAAACTCTTGATATCTAATCGACTAAACTTATGTTTAGCAACATCATACTCATTCTTGAAACATTTAGAATCATGATTTACCCATAAATCTTCCCATATTTCATCAAATGATTTCTTTACCAAATTATTCTTCTCTCTTTTTGTCATCTCATTTAAACATACCTTTATAATATTATCCGCATTATTTACATTATCCTTATCATATTTTCCTCTTACAAAATCAGTGTACCCCATCGTATCCTTCCTCTGTATCATCAAAAATTTAATCTTTGGATAACAAGAATCTTCTTTATGCGGATGTGTATAACACATATGTTTTTTTTGATTAATATTAACCATTTCTAATATATTCTGTATTTTACCATTTTTATCATAAATCTCATCTTTTTCACTATATACACTCTTGAATGCTATAATACCAAAACTTGTTATTGGTCCATTACAATCTCTTAAAACATGCCCCTTCTCACCACAATTTACACAATATATATTTTTATGTTTAAATGCATTATGCTTTTTTAATATATTATAATACGCTACTGTTGCATCATCCAATCTAATAAAATCATCTTCTTTATATAATGATTCCATTTGTATAACATTTATCAACTGTATATACTATATAAAAATAATTTTAAATTTGTTTATAATTACCTATAAACACACTAATATTTTTACTATAGAACCAAACTTTTATTTAATGAAAATCTTATTTTTAATTTGTTTTTTATTAAGTTAAAATCTATATTATATTTTTTAATTATAATACATATGGATATTACTGTTTTAAGCGCCATTATAAATATTATCTGGTATATCGGAACCAGCTTGTTTTTACTTTTTAAATTTACTTCATTATTTTCATATGCAATTAACTTTAGTAAATTTTGTTGGAGATTACTAACAAGCACTAAATACCTATTCAATCTTGTTTTTTATAAAAAAAAATATACACTCGTTCAAACAGATGAAAATGATATTGAACACCATAATGAAAATACATCATTCTTTTCTAAAATTAAAACTAGTATTAAAAAAATATATTACAAAACATACCATTACATTTTTAATAAACATCACCCCAATTCTATTAGATCACAACCTCTATCTACTCCATTAACAACTTATGAAACAGCTGATTCTTCCATGTATATTAACAATTCTCACAATTCAGCTGAAAATCAAATGTTTTATCAACAATTAGATAACTTAAATAATAGCGAATATGCAACACAAGTCACAGACAATACAAACTATTTTCACAGAAATTATCAAAACTCTTATTATAACACTAATCAAAGCCTTTATCACCCTAATTATAATAATACTAATTACAATTATAGTCATAGTAATACTAATTACAATCATAGTAATACTAATTACAATCATAGTAATACTAATTACAATCATAGTAATACTGATAACATGGATAGATCATATCTTAATCAAAGCCTTTATCACCCTAATTATAATAATACTAATATGGATAATAATATTGATAGTGATATAAAAATTAATATAAATTTAGAAAATGAAAATGAAAATGAAAATGAAAATGACCCTAAAAATATTTTTAATATACAAGATAGTAATGAACTTTTTAAATCACACTTTATAAGTAATAATTTAAATAATAATCATTTTACTAATCCCATGCCGTTTGCCGTATATACACAACCATCTATTAACGAAAATGAAAATTTGTCGAATAGTACTCATAGTATTTACAAAGATCCTTTATTATATCAATATGAACAAGACAGTGAAAAATCCAGCGAAGAAGATATACCATTGCTACATGATAAAAATTATGTTTAATTAAAACAAACTGATTTAAAAATACAATTCTATAAACTATAAAAATGAATTGCTTCGATCAACATTTGAATACTTATCTCAATCAACTTTTTACTACTCTCGGTACTATTTCTGGAGTAGTAGTTAGTAGTGCATTTGCTATCCCAATGTTTTCTTATTATACAAGACGTGTTCAAACTTTTTTTAAAAATGATATGGATAAAATTCATGATAAAATTGATAGACTAGAAAAAATGTTGGATAAAAAAGAAAGTAAAAATGAAAATGAAAATGACAGTGTTACTGAAAATGACAGTGTTAATGAAAATGACAGTGTTACTGAAAATGACAGTGTTAATGAAAATGACAGTGTTACTGAAAATGACAGTGTTACTGAAAATGAGAGTATTATTGAATGACGTAAGTGATTTTTAAAGTAAAATATGGAAAAAACAATGACAAAAAAATTTTATGAAAATATAATTATATTTATTGATATAATTATATAATTATTATTAAAACTTTTTACAAGCTTGAATCTCATACCTCTTTTTTCTATCTATTTGTATAAACAATTTTGAATATTTTTCTGAAACACCTGTATCATGATACAATTTCACTTTAGAAAACTTGCTTACCAACTCACGTTCCACATCTTCTATACCTTCTACATCTTCTACATTTCTTTTTAAACTCAATTTTTCAATTTTAGTAACAAGATCTTCATCGCATTTTTTTGATGTAATTACAATTTTATGTTTGTTTTCTTTCAAAAAATCCAACAGTTGTGTTTTATCTACTTTTGTTTTTTTCCATTGCTTCTTATTTTCCAAAATATCTAATGAAATATTTTTAATATTTTCATTATCCATATGCATTAAAAATTCAATCTTCATTTTGATTTTTTTAAACTCTAAATTCCATACCGCTCCATTATCAATATAATTTGTACATTTTCCCAATTTATCATTTAGACTATCCATTAATAATTGGTTTTTATTCAAATATTCATCATTCTTTTCAATATCTATTTTATATTGATTAATCAATGATACAATATCTTCAATCCTTTCAATCATATATGTTTCTTTACAATTTTTAAACAAAAACCAATTATTAATAGTATATTTCTTTACTTTACCAACTTCATGCTGTAATTTATACATATTTTCATCTTTATCAGAAAAATACCATTCAAAATATGTCAGATGACCTACCGTATACTTGTTATGTGAATAAGAGACTAAAAAAACCCATGCTTCATTTATATTACTAAATACCATCCTAAATAATTTATATAAAATCTGGATTATTATTCATTTTTTTAAGATGGTATTTACACGTCTAATTCATCGTCTAATTCATCGTCATCATCCTCTAATTCTGGTGTTTTTAATCTCCACCCTGATATTTTCGAAACATTTTTTTTATCTAATTTAAATTCAGTACATAACGAATTTTCTAATTGTTTTATAAATATATGAAATTTTGTAAATGTTGTACGCATTGTATAATCTGCCTTGTATTTTTCTCTTATGACATCTCTAGTAATAAAATCCGCCTTTTCACCTACCTTTAAATTTTCATCTATAAACTGCTTTATTATATTATTATCATTTTCATACTTCTTTGTAACCTGTAATACTGGTAATGGCGGTGTCAAGCCGTCTTTTCTATATAATTTATAAAAATCTAATAATATACTCATAAATACCGACTTGTAATTATCCAATTTAGTTTTTAAATCTTTATCTATTTTAAACTCGAATATACCCATCTCATTGCTTTTTGGATCCTCCACAAAACGTGACACAAACTCTGTAATCTTGATTCTTCGTAATACACCTCCATCAATATCAATTGTTGGAATCTTATTACAACACATGAAAAATTTTGCTTGTGGTTTAAACTCAATTTGTGAACTATGCAACTCTCTCGTCGATATTCTATCACCACCAGTTAACGCCTTCATTACACCTGCTTGTATCATTTCATTTGACTCCGGCTCTTGCATAATAACAGCTCTTTTATTTATAATGTTTGCTAAAGCACTATTTGCACTATTTGCAGACTCCCTTTTAGATGTAATTAATGTTACTGGACTTACACATGCATATTCACCCAACGCCTTTAATAACAAATCTGTTATTGTACTTTTACCATTACCACCTGTATTATTTTTACCAGAATAAATATAAAAATTCTCATCCCTTATATGCCCATCTAAACAACTTGCCAATGATTTTAATGTAAAAACACGAACATCTTCATTTGGTATAATTTTTGATATTAAATCATATAATTCCATATAAACAGCATCATCCTTTGTATATTGTATAAATTCATATCCAGTTGACATTGATATATAATCTCCGCTATTTCCTTTTCTAAATTCCATAATCGTTAAATCGTAAATACCATTTTCAAAACCTATTAAATCCTTATTTTGATCAATTATTTTATAAAAATTAGAATTGTAAAATTCCAACTCTAAACAATTCAATTTGTACCCTGAACCCAATATTTTTAATATATTATGATAATTCTTTACTAATTCTTCACTTGCACCCTCTTTTAATAACTGTCTTCTATAATTTTCAACCTTTGTAAATACATCGTTAATCATTAACTTTCTTAAATTAAAACTCTTATTCTCCTTTACCCATCTTATTCCATTAAAATAATACCACTCATTCTTTTCAGGATTACTACATACAAAATTCTCACCATATAATCTATATATTAATTTTGATATAATATTATCAAACGGTCTTAAATATTTTATATCATGATGCGGAATTTCCATCGATAATTCACCAAAATCATCCGGATTATCTATCCTCGCAAGATATATTAAATTATGTACCGTATATATATAATCATTGTTATCAAATGAATCCCATGCTATATCACTATCTTGTTCATTGTAATTCTCCCACTTTGAACTAAAATGATGCCACAAATCCGTATAATTCTTATTGATTGAATGTAATATATAACCTATATTTAACCACTTGTTTCTATCACTATATCTCTCTGGATCTAATATATCTAAATATTTTCGTATCACCTCCTTGTCTGTATAAATATCACCATCATTTATCAAATGAACCTTTTTATTTGTATCCTTTTTTTTATCAACAGGTTTATATGTATATAATACACTATTACCCTCAATATACGCTATAGAACTTTTTTTAAAATGCTCAAATGTCGTATCTTCAACCGATAATACCTCTTCCCTTAATTCACTTAAAAACGCATTCGTATCTAATAAAAATAACGGCCTATTCTGCCCATACTTTGTACATAATAAAGATCTAAAACATAAATCACCATATACTTTATCATCTATGATTTTACGATCCTTATCAAATAATTCTTTAAATTTAGGTTTCAATTGATCTTCAATAAAACGTTTCAAATTTCCCCTGTTAGGAAAATGCACCCCCTCAAAAACAATATGATAACTTTTCTTCTCAATATCTGGTATTGATTTTAATATATTCACCGACGTAATATTCGGTAAAAGTGTCTTTATATGATTAATTATATTTAATATGTCATGTTTATGTGACAATTCTTGATCTAAATTTTGAAGTCGCTTTTTTAAATCTCCAGTCTCAACCTTTTTATCATAATCAATATACAATTTTACTGGTTGATTACCAGTCCAATACTCATAATATACATTTTGACCTATTTTAATCTTTTCAAAAATATTTTGATACGTATCTGCTACAAAAATCTTATTAAATCGCGCGTTTAAATCCCTCTGAAAAAATGCTAAATTTTTTTCTTTACAATACTGTGAACACTCTGGCTTTTTTACAAATTCCATAACATCTAACTATTATATAATAATTAAATTATTTTTAAATTTTTATTATGTAATAAACTTAAAATAGTTTTTTAAAATTATTTTAATTTTATCACTTACCCTATTTATCATCACATTACTACACATTAAGCTTGGAAACTCTTTTTCTAATCGCCCTTACATTACTTACTTCTTCAATTTGAAGGCTCTGTTCTTGTTGTTGTTGTTGCTGTTCTCGTTCTTCTTGTTGATATTGTCGTTGTTGTTGTTCATTTGTATCTTCTTGTTGAGAAGATTCGTCATCTAGCATTGCATATCCATTAATAGACTCTTTATTTTTAAAGACCTTTGCTTGTACTAACTTCCATTTTGTAGAAATAGTCGTCTTGGACAAACTCAAGTACACCAATTCCATTACACATACAACTTGTGAACCCTTTGGTACAATAATCTCCGCATTATTTTCATCCATTTCCATTTTTTCTTTTTTATCATTGAAAATCATCACTTCAGTTTTAAACTTTTTATTACTTGAAAAACGACTTGTGTAATTACCAGCATAATCCATTTCACGATCCAACTTGACACGAACACGTGAAGGATAAGGCAAATCATTCCCCTCTTTATCCTTTGGTACCTTTACCATAGGTGTATACATAACCGATTCTAATGTAGATTTATCCAACTTGGGCATACTCAACCATTCCTTTGATTTCTCAATTACCTTTGTTTTAATCAATTCATCAAATTCATTCCATTTTTCGTGAAACGTTCGCAGCTCTTCCGAATTATTTTCACCGTAAAAAGAAAGTTCCATTTCAAACTTATCATCCTTATTATCCACAGAATCCTTTTTTCTCCAACGCTTAATACCATTAGGAGCATACATTTTTGGTGTTTGAACAATAATTTTTCCATTATTTCTATTAATATATACCATTTTTCTACCATGAATATCACTTTTTACATCCGAAAAGGTCACTTGGGACAAATCGAGGGAAGTTGCTTTGATAACTGACATTTTAACTAATTTACGTTGCGCTGTTGTTTGTTTATTCTTTTTATTACACTTTATATAATTCATTTTTTTTTTATGCGTTTAAATCTATTTAAAAATTTACAATATTTATTAAATATATGTCATCCGTTATTAATATAACGCCGCAAAAAATCAAGGCGACTAAAGAAAATTTGTCACCTCAAAAAAAAGACATTGACATTGATACTAAATTAAGTTTATTAATGAAATCATTGACTGAATTTTATAAACAATCTAAATATATTACGCAAATTAAAAGTATTATTGATCAAAACAATGTTATTTCATTACGGATTTTAGATTGGTTTATTACCAACTATGCTAAAAAACATAGAACTATCATTACTAGTAGTCTTGGTAAATCAATCGATGTTTATCAAAATTATAAATTGCAATTAAAGTCCTTTAGTAAGCGTCAATTTGATCCTTTCTGTCGAAAAAATAAGATCATTTTCTATTACACTGATTCTGAATATATTGAGACCTCTTGTGGACAACTTTGTTTCTTTAGATGGTGCTTTGAAAATGAAATATTATCATTCGTAAAGAATAATCTAAGCATGATTGAGCAAGATATGAAAAATTCATTGAAATCCAAAAAAGATAATAAAGACGATTCATTAAAAAAAAGACAACCTCTCAGTGTTTCAGCATCACGAAGCATCTCTCGGCAAAGTGTTGTATATACTCTTAAATTTGATTAAATAACACCTTCTATTTTTTACAATTTTTGTAATTTTTAACAAAGTTTGCATTTTTTAACAAAGTTTGCAAAAAATTACAAAAACATATTTAAACATAACTAAACTTATAAATAAAAGCAGAATGAACGCTCAACGCTTGGATATTGTAAATTTAATAAATAATAGTCCTGTTACATCTTTATCAAATGAATATCAAACCAAATTATTACATAAAATCCAAAAAACATTTACAAATGACCAACAACAATTGTTTATTGCTAGTTTTTATACATATATTAATTACAACTCTAAAACTGATTTTGTTATTGATTTAGATAATGTATGGAAATGGATAGGATTTACAAGAAAAGATAATGCAAAAGCAGTATTATTAAAACATTTCACTAAAGATGTCGATTTTATCATTTCAAAAGCTGCTCCTGAAGTTGCAGGAGCAGGTTACAACGACGATAAAAATACGAATTTTGGAGGAGCAGGGTTAAATAAAGAAAAAGTATTAATGAATATTAATTGTTTTAAAAAATTATGTTTAAAAGCATGTACAAGTAAGGCAGATGAAATTCATGATTATTATCTTAAATTAGAAGAACTGTTACACGAAACGATGAAAGAGGAAAGTGAGGCGTTGCGATTGCAATTAGAACAACAAAAAGAATTAAGTGAATTAGAAAAAGAAATTTTATTGGAAAATACATTATTAAGTCAATTTCCTCCAAATACACAGTGCGTATATTATGGTAAAATTGATAATAAAGATTTAGTAGGTGGAAGTTTAGTTAAATTTGGAAATAGTACAAATTTACAAGAAAGAGTTAAAGTACATAAAAAAACGTATACAAATTTTAGATTAACGAATGCATTTAAAGTAACTAATCAAATTGAAATTGAAAATTGTATAAAAAGACATCCAATTTTAAAACAACGAATTAGAAATATTATGATTAAAGATATGAATTATAGAGAACTTATTTGCATTGATAAAACTAATAAAGATTCAGAATTTTCATTAGAAAAGTTGGATGAATATATTAAAGATATAATTGACGAAAATCAATATAATATAGAAAATTACAAAAAATTAATTGAGAAAAACAACAATCTAGAAAAAGAATTGAGAGAAACTCAAGAAACAAATAAAAAATTACAAGAAACAAACAATAAATTACAAAAAGAAATTGATAAATTTAAACCAAGCATTGAAGAAACTCTTTTTAAAAAACATAATAAATCAGAAACTACAAGTGGATATTCATTATTTGTATTTAATTGTAATGAGAATAATAACGAACTTTCAAGATATAAAATTGGATTATGTAAAACATCTACAGTTGAATTACGTGAAAATGCATATAAAGCAAGTTACGAAAATGGTAATATACAATATAGTATTCAACTTAAACATCCATTTTTAGAAAAAGTATTATTATACTTATTAAAAAGACACCTGACTTGTTTAAATACTGATTTATATGATGGTTCATTTAATGATGTAAAATTAATTTTAAATATTGTATACAAATTAGAAGATATGATTATTAACAATGATTTAGACAATATTATTAAAATTATAAATAATGAGAAAATAGAAATAGTATTAAATGATCCAGAAATCCCTTTTGTTAAAAAAGCAAAAAGGTCTATTGATCAAATCGATAAAGATACTGGTAAAATAATAACAACATTCCCTAGTATTGAAGCAGCAGGTAGATCATTAGGATTAACTACTGGAACAGCAATTGGTGTAGCATTACGTAATAAAAGCATATGTCAAGGGTTTGCATGGCGTTATTCTGGTATATCAAAAGAAGATCAAATGCTTGACCAACCTGTAATTAGAATAAAATGTAGTACAGGTGAAAAAAAAGAATATTCTAATATAGCTAGCGCTGCAAAAGAAGCGAAGATTTCTCCACCTGGTCTTCGAAATAGAATATTAACAGATGTACATTCTAATGGTTACCATTGGATTTTTAATAAAATAGCAACTCATTATACTACTTAAAAAATATACAACTTATATTACTATATAAAGTATATATATATAGTAATATTACAAGTTTTAATTTTTATAATGAAAACGTGTATATATTCGACTTTCATCATGAACTTGCATTTCTTGTAATTTATATAAATCTAATTGTATAAATATGTATTTCCACACTTTGAGAGAAATTTTTTTATTCTCAAATTTTAATTTTGTTGATTTAATTTGATGTCGACAATATTCATCTGATGAATACGTCATATAAATATCAATATCAACGTTAAAACTTACAGTTTTTATAATATCTTTAGTCATTGACATATGCATTTATTTATAAAAAAATAAAAAATCATTTTTTAGTTTCTGTTTGCATTAATTCTCCCTCGAGACTTTTCACAAACTCTTAGAATCAAACATATATTTTATATATACATGATATATTTAAAATATTTTTTATATTCCATCTTTTTTATATTCCATATTTTTCAAATTCATCACTGTACACTTTTAATTTATTATATGCCTTCATAATCGTAACAATTGATAAATTACTTATATTTGAAAATAATTTTATATTTATATCATTTGACGCCTTTAAAATATAATAAAAACAACACGCTCCAATTGATTGAGGGCTATGATCAATTAATAAATCATTATCCTCACATATTTCAATTAATGTTTTTATTTTTTTCAACAACGTTTCCGATATATGCAATTTATTTTTAGTAATGATTTCCAATATATAACTATATGGAGTCTTTACATCATGTATTTTAAAATCCTTTTGAAAATTCAACTTTTTTGCATTAATTAATTCCAATATTAAACTATCTGCTCTTGTTATATATTTCATATCTACACCTGTTTTTTTTGCCATTTCATTATATGTTAAATGAAATTCCGTATTTTTTGATACTAAATGAATACACATTATAATAATACCATCCTTAACTCTTGCCCTCTTTGTACCATAATTTTCCTTTATAGTTGACATTATTACTATAACCGTATCAATAATCATCGGAATTATTTTTTCTGATAAACCCAATTTTTTACAAAACTGTTCAGTATAAATCGTTAATTTATATACTACCTTTTCATCATTTGTCCATTTATACCACTCTTCCATCTGTTTAATTTTTCCATATTTACTATATACCTTTTTTTTATCATATGTAATAACACATTCCGAGTCATATGCATTACTATAAAAATTACACTCGTCAGATAATACCAACCCACAATTATAACACGTCCTTTCCCCATCATAACCTTTAATATTACTACTACTACAATTATAACATACTTCTTCATTCCTTTCTGTTGTATCACTTGATTGTTTATCGCATAATTCTTTACGTGTTCTATCTAAATCCGTCCAAATTTGTTCTATTGTATAATTTTCCACTTCCATATTTACCAATTTAAAACAATTATATATTTTTCATTTTTTTAATTAAACTTTAAATCTATTTAATATTAATTCCTTTTCTTTTTCTGAATAATCCAATTTCTTCCTTTCAATCTTTTGTTTTAATACACTATTTTCCTTTATATACTTTAAAAATTCTCCTTCCGCATACTCCTTACTTTGTTCTATTAACATTCTTCCTATAGCCGTTGTTAATTGACCTAATGGTTTTAATATCAAATTCCCCCTATTTCTTGATACAAATCCATATGTAGAATTCAATGAAACTTTAATAGCCAACTGCGTAGAATTCAAAATATCTTCCAATAATTTATTACCTTCTTCAGAAGCCTTTTCCATCTGTTTTTTAACCTTTTTTCTTTCTGCATATAATTCCTCTAACATCGCCGGAACAACACCCTTATTAATAAGATTTCCATTCTCATCTTTATGTGGTTGAACTATCGTATATGAATACCGAACATCTCTTTTTTGAAATTTTTCATCTGATGATCTTTCCTTTTTTATCGGATCGTGAATTCTACAATAAAACTTTCCATCTACATCAAAATACGCCTGCTTACCACATACTTGTCCCTTACTCTTACCACTCTTACCAACACCTTCACACGTTTGTTTTAATTTATATTCAACCTTGTCATCCCATTCAATTGTTTCATATTTTACTCCAGAAATATCTCTATATTTATCATCCATTACCAATGTACTATAACATAAATTTCTACTAATTTCTACACAAGGATATAAACTCGCAAAATCCAATACCGCAATATTATCATCATAATACATACCTGGTTTTGGTTCTAATACAGTCGCACCTGTAAAACTATCATCAACAGCATCTTCAGCAGACCACATTCTTGAAACCAGTGTATTACTTCCTTTATATCTATAATTCACATTAAATAATTCTTGTTGCAATTCTGTATCAGATAATATTACAAATTCATTTTCATCAATAATTTCTGATATCTTTCCACATACTCTCATCTTTTTACCTAATTGACTTGAACCACAATTCACTTCAATATATTCACCCGTATCCGTATCATCTAATCCGTGTGCATTCATTGTTTTTATTCCAATTGGATTAGAATCTTCATTAAAATTAGTATGAGGTACTAAAAACTCCATTTGCCTTGCTTTTCTTAACACTTGTGAATATACCTTGATCGTCTGACCTCTTGTTGTTAAAAATCCAATTGGTACAAATGTCACATTCGCTAATTGTATAATATTTGTTAAAATCAACTGTTTATCAACTAGTTTTTGCAATAAATATGTATCCATAATAGAATATTCACCAATAGTCTTTATTTTCTCCGGATCACCACTTTCATAAAATGCAAAAATATCTTTTGCTGTCACATCATTCTTCCCTTGTTTTAAAATTTCATTTGCTATAGAATCAAGTTTATAACTCGAATACTTTTTCATACCTCTTTTATAATGAATTAATAAATCATAATTCAATCTACCAGGAATATAGATTCGATTAAACTCACTATCTCCATACGCACTTGAACTAAAAAATTCCTTTTTAATATCAGCCTGTGTATAACTCATTCTACTCAACTTTTTAAATACATAACCTTCATATCTCATCTTTGTTATCGCACCCTCTTTTTTAGTTAATAATCCACATAATAATGATCGTTCCGTTAAGTAAATACAATCAAAAGAATCTCCATTATATGTATAAAAGATATCAGGATCCATTAAAGATATAGTATCTACCCAACGTTTGATTAATTCCTTTTCATCCTTACATTCTTCTACAATTACATTTGGATCATCTATCTTTGCACATTTTTTTAATGTTAATAAATGTTTTATTAATGGTCCTTCATCTCCATAATATTGATACGTAGTAGCAATCTGATAAATTTCATTAGGATAAGTGATATTTCCATTTTTATCTTTTACCATCTTTGCCGGATCTGGAAATGTCCCATCACAACTATAAACTTCTATATCCCAAGACGCTTGTAAAAATTTAGCCATATCTTGTTTTTCTCTTAATGAAATAACATTACGTCTATCTATTTCTATTTCAATTTGTGTAGATGCCGTTTCTTGTGTTTTAGAATATTTTCCTTTTGGTAATTTAATCCATCCTGCCATCAATATATCTTTAATATGACAATATCTCATAAATGGTTCAAAATTACTTTCATACAATTTAAATTTTGTAGGCTTTTTTGTTACTTCATTAATATTTACAGCATTTTTGAATATATATCTACTTTTCATTAATGCAGTATAATTTGTAAATACTAATTTAATAAATTTATATGTTCTACCATTCTTGAATCCAAATAAATCCTTTTTTTCTACTAAACCAGATAAATGACGACCATTTTCTTTTGCTAATCCACTATTTTTAAAAGTTCTTGATAAAAAACTTGACTCTATATATGATAAAAATTTGTGAAATTTAACTTTTCCAAAATCATCTGATACTTTAATATAATAAAATGGATTAAACCCATTTATTTTACACGTTACTGATATTCCTTCTTTTGTTACACCAAAACATCTAATAGTATATACATCTTTTATCTTTTCATTTTCATAATTATTTTTAGAACCATCTTCATATTCTTCTTCTTCAGATTCTTCGTCATCATTTTCTTCATCTTGAGCCCACCATTCTATAATTTGCATATCAATATCATTTTTATAAAAATTAGAGGGAACTGAAATATAATTTTGTTTGTAAAATTTTTCCATCTTATTATCTTGATCTTTTTAAACATACCCTTTTAAATTCATTTATTTATAAATAAATTTAAATTTTTATTCCTTTACAATTTGACGTATACATATAAGGTTCAAACCATATATTTATTGTATCCGCTTTAATATTATCATTTTCAATTTTATAATTATATTTATATTTTACTATATAACCTAAACTTTCCATATACTGTTTAAGACGTTCGAATTGTTTTTCTGTAATTTTATTGGGCGTTATATCCGCCCCAAATAGTTTTTTAGCACCTACTATAAGAATATTCATTAATATATGAAAAATATTTAAATATGAACTTTGTAAATTTAATCCATAAGTACAAGGTGGTTTTGGCGATTCTGAAAATATTACATTAATAATATTGGATATATCTATACATTCCATATATTGTACCCACCTCTAACTATACCTTATAAAAAAAATATATCTACTTATACTTTTATAATATATATATATAAATTTATTTTTTATACTATACGCATTTTTTACACTTTAGTTAAAATAAACACTTTATAGAATTTGATATGCAACAGTAACAGGTCCATTTAAAGCACCACTTGTTGAAAGGTTACTAAGACCTAGTGTAGAAGATCCAGCACTGTAACTAACCACATTTATATATGGTATTCCAGTACCACTGTAAGCTCCAACTGACGCAAATATAACTGAATTAGAATCAATATAATCATAATTAATCTTAAATTGAGTACTGGTAAGTGCTGCAAGTGTAGAAGAGACAGTTCTTACAAGACCTACTGGTTTTGGTAATGTTACACTTGTAGTAATACTACTAGCTTGAGTAACACTGCCTTTATCTAAATATAAATTGTCTGTAGTAACAGAATTTGTAGTAACCGTTCCAAAATGATAAGCTAATTTAGCTGATTTAGATGATGATGATGACATTTTTTTGTTTGGTTATACTATTAACTAACAAAAAAAATTTTTAAAAATTAAAAAAAAATGGTTTTAATTTAATCTAAATCATCAATTAAACAATCTTCTTCTTCCATTTCTATTTTTTTATCTATCATTTTTGCAATATCACTTATATATAATTGTTTTAATAAAACTTTTTTATCATCTGTTGAACTTTCTATATATTGACATTTCTTTTCAAACGCATTCAAAAACTTGTTTTCAAACGCACTTATAAAAACACCTAAATATTTCATCACATCCTCTGTATACTCTTTATTTTCATATATATCTGTAATTCTTATTTTCTCCTTATATTTCTCGACTAATTTTGCCTTGTTTATATCCAACATACACATATATAAATGTATTTGCGTCTTTTCATAATCTCTTAATGTCGTAAAAAACGCTTTCGTTCTATTCTTCACCTCCACTATATACTTTTCATTTTCACCTATATATACTCCATCTAATTTACCACAAATATACCAATCATACTGACTATCTTTTGAAATTTCCCTTAGATATTTTTTGTGAAATTCTTGTGACGTATCCAATTTAACATTGAATTTTTTCTCAAACATTGTTATCGCATCTACTTCAGTTTTTGTACCATGTGTTTTATTCACAAATGACTCTGCCTCCTTTATTAAAACTTTTTTTTTCTCCTTTGATATATCTAAATTTTCAATCGCCTTACTTATTACAATATTATTCTTACCTAAATCATTCACTTTTATATCTTCTATAATTTTTTTACCCATAACCTTTTCTAATTTTTGCTTCTGGTCCAATTTTATTTCCTCTACATTTTCTTCCATTTTTTTCATCACCGTCTGTTTTTTATCACACTCCTCATCTAACTTTTTTTTTTCTTTATTATATACGTTTTCCGTTATTAATTTTTTTTTCAAACTCTCTTCTATATCCTTTTTTTTTTCTTCTATTTCCTTTATATTATTTTGTGCACTCTCTATATTATCTTGCATACGCTCCAATATTGCTTTATAACATTCAGTATCACATTTCTTCCATAAACGCTCAAATGGAGTTACATAATCCCATTTATTTTGTCCTATATAAGACGCAATTTCACTACAATATAGATAAATACTCTTTTTCATATTTTAAATACTTGTTTTTTAATATAAATTCATTTTTAAATAAATTATTAAAAAATTTAAACAAAACGCTTATAATAATATTCAATATAATCTGAACATACCCCCTCGCATTTTAATAAATCTAAATCACTTAATCTATTTTTAAATAATTCTGGCATAACACATATACAATTATCTATTTTACTATTTATATTACCCCAAATAACTAATTTACTTGTCAATGTATAATCGTCCCTATCATGAAAAAAACAATTCATATCACTTTTTATCATTTTATATAAAGCATCCTTATTTTTACAATGAATCCATAAATACTTTTTGTTTTCCATTAAAAACTCAAATGGTATAACAGTTTCTGGACTATCATGACCTAAATACAAAATATTATCTATTAACCATATATCAATTTCACAATCATAACCTGCTTGTATCGCTTCCATTATATAATCAGGTTTGTTTTCTCTTTCTGGTATTCGACCATTTAAATTACCTCTGTGTGCAATATAATACATAAATCCTTAATTTATCTAAATATTTTTTATTTATAATATTATTATATATTGCTATAAATGAAAATTGCTATTTTCTTTTCTGGACGTATTAAAGGTTATGAACATACATTCTCTCATTTAAAATCTATTATAGATAAATATAACCCCATTTTTTTTACATCTTTAAATCAAGAATCAGAAGATGAATACACTAAAACTTTTTGTGAAAAATTCAATATCAAAACTGATCAAATCAATTATGAAAAAACTATTCTTCCCGATTCCCTAAAAGATGTCAATTCAGGTTCACATGTTCTTAATACATACTCCATGTTCTACCATAATTATAAAGGATTTTCTTTAATAGAAAAATACCAAACATCATATAACATACATTTTGATGTTATTGTCAAATATCGAGCTGAAATAAACTCGTCTGATATATTAAAATTTGATGAAACTGAAAATGATAAATTATATATCCCAAACGGCCTTGATTATGGTGGTGTAAATGATCAAATAGCTTATGGAAATTTTGATATTATGAAAAAATATTGCGAATTAGGCAATGATAATGTTGAAAAAATACATCTTGAAAAAAAAATACGATATCATCCTGAAACACTTCTCTTTCATCACATTAAATCATTTAAATTATCTATTGTAAGACCCAATTTTTCATATCAATTAGATGGGAGTAGAAGATAATTAAAAATATTAATTTCTTGTATACATATAATATAAAATAATATGCGTTCAAAAATAAAATTAATCATTTTCGACTTGGATGGCGTTTTAGTAGACTCTTGCAATTTACATTATATTGCTCTTAATACTGCGATTGAACAAATAGCGGGCAAAGAATATATTATTTCAAAAAAAGAACATTTAACTATTTACAATGGATTAAATACTAGTACTAAATTACAATTATTAACAACATATAAAAATCTATCTCCCGATTTACATAATGATATTAATAAATTTAAACAATCTATCACTTTAGAAATGTTTAAACATTATAAACCTGATCAACAAAAAATACAATTATTAACTCGACTTCAAAATATGGGTTATACTCTTTGTTGCGCATCAAATTGTAAAAAAGCATCATTACATCTAATCTTAGAAAATTTGGGACTACATAATTTCTTTTCTCATATACTATCAAATGAAGATGTACAAAATCCTAAACCATCTGGAGAAATATATCAAAAATGTATTATGTTTGAAAATGTGTCACCTAATGAAACTCTTATTATAGAAGACTCTTTTATAGGACTATCCGCAGCTAAACGTTCCGGTGCAAATATTTGCATGGTCAAAAACAGTACTGATGTCACTCTTGAAAATATTATCAATACCATTCATTATTATGAAAATCCAGTAAATGGAATTTTAACTAAAACAATGTTTCAAAAACAAATAAATGTTGTTATACCTATGGCAGGTAATGGCAGTAGATTCTCTAGTGTAGGTTATAAAGATCCTAAACCACTTATAGATATCTTTGGTAAACCTATGATTTCTTGGGTTGTAGAAAATATAGGTATTGATGCTAATTATATTTTCATTACTAAAAAAGAACATTATGAGAAATATAATCTTGGAAGTATATTAAAATGTCTAGTACCCAATTGCACAATCATTCAATTAGATCAAACCACTGAAGGCGCCGCTTGTACTGTTTTAATGGCAAAAGAATTTATAAATAATGAAAATCCATTATTAATTGCAAATAGTGATCAATGGCTTGATTGGAATAGTGAAGAATTCATTTTCAACTTTCTTCTTAAAGAAAAAGACTCTGTTGTAAAAGTAAGCACCTTTATTTCAGATGGCTCTAAAAAATGGTCCTATGTAAAAGTTGATGAAAATAATTTTGTTAATAATGTTAAAGAAAAAGATCCTATTAGTTGTTATGGCACAACAGGAATATACATGTGGAAAAAAGGCTGCGATTTCGTAAGATGCACCAATCAAATGATTTCAAAAAATAAAAGAACAAATAATGAATTTTACGTAGCACCCGTCATTAATGAAATTATTGAAGAAGGAAGTGTTGTAACCAAAGAAGAATGCACTCAATTCTGGAGCTTGGGAGTTCCAGAAGATTTAGACTATTTTAAAAATAATAGCAAATTAAATTAATTTATTTATTTTATCATAATTAATACATTTGTTTTAATAAAAAATGTATTGAATAACTTATTCATTATTTAATTTACTTACTTGATAGTATCTCATACCATGATACCCAAATACACCCACAGCCACCATCATTAATATGTCAAATGCAACTGGATTTGTATCCTCTCTATTATATGCTATATAAAACAAAAATGGGGCAACGACTAATAAATGAAACAAATAAATATACATATCGTATATTGTTTATACAATAAATTAATTTTCTTTTTTTAATGTATAAACCTATATATATGCCACAATACAACATTGGAGACCGCGTTGATCGCATAGAAGATCGCGAAGTTACTGGAGCAACTATTATTGCAATCCAAGAAACTATAAATGAAACTATAAATGAAACCATCGTAGAACTACAATATGATGAAGGAGGATCTGGATGGTGGCCAACTACTTCTATAAAACCTATCGGAACTTGAATTATTTATAATATTATTTATAAAATTATATTAAACATTTTATAAATATAAAATATCGTTTATCTTATACTTTATTCATCTTCTATTTTATACTTTATTCATCTTCTATTTTATACTTTAGTCATCTTCTATTTTATAGTCACTTGGCTTTAATTTTTTACCACCATACTTTACCATTCTATCATTCACAAACTCAATTATATCATCCAACTCCTTTTGTCTATGCTGTAAACATACTCTATATAATCCTAATATCGGCTTCGCAACTTGTTCTAAATAACATAAACGATTCATTTTTAAACCATTTTTTACAGCATATTTAGGATCATCTGCCATTTCATTCTTTGCTGCTTTAGGATCACTATTTTCTACATATATATATGCTAATCTATCACCCACTGTCACCTCATCATTTCTATTCAACATACGCTGTGCTAAATTAATATGTGCTAAACTAAAACTATGTACGCACTTTATCTTATTTTTACATTTTTTACATACATCTAATCCCTGTGGATTCAATGCATTGCATAACTTTGATCCATTTTTATTTTCACATTTTAATATATTTTCACATCTTAATATCCAAGATGTTTTTTGTTTACAATGTTTACACGAATATTCCTTCCCTATTTGTGCAGATATTACTAAATCATCTATACTTATATCATATTTATCAATTCTATCTAAATATCCTCTAAATACTTTTAAACTTCTCTCTATTACATCAACATCCTTATTACTATTATCCATAATTGTATCTATAATTTCTTTATAACACTTTTTCACCATCAAACAATAATCTCTCCTTGTTAATGCTATACCCTTTGCATCAATACCCTTTAAATAAAAAGGATCCTTCATATTTTCATATTTTTTCGCTATATAACGCTTCTTTGTTAATAATATAAATGGATTAAATACCTTTTCAAACTCTAATACTATAGGAGGTCTATCAAATACAACATCTGTTAAATTATTTCCACATAAAGTAGCTAATTTAAATGTATCAATACGATTTCTCTCAAAATCATCTCTATTATACTTGAATTTTAAAAACACACTGTCCGTATTAAAAATAGTCATCTTTCCTATACCAGCATTAAACCTTCCATTTTCCGTTTCAATATCATATACATACTCTAATATATCCCCATCCTTTATTTTATTTATACACTTTACTTTATCCTCACATCCATATATAATATTTGAAAATTCTAAATGATACAAATCATTATCTTCTAATAAAGATACTAATACATTATAACCTATTTTTTTTAGTAAATAATATAATCCCTGTGTAGCTATTTTACCCATAACTACTAATTTTTTTTTTTCATTTCTTATAAAATTATGATAATACTTGTTTGTTGTCATAACTCCTTCTATAAATGCAAATATTACATTAAACTCTGCGTTCAAAATAATATCAGGTATAACCTTACTTTCTATATTCATATCTGTTCCAAAAAATTGACCATATGTATACGCCTTGCTTTTACTTAATGTATATTGATTACAATGAAAATAATTAGGAAAAGAATGTAATAAAGACGCCCCTACTTTCACATCCATCGGTTTTATCTTTTCTAAATTTGTATCACATAATGAATGATCTTCAGTTACTTCAACTATTCCAGTATATGTATTAACTCTATATATAGACTTATTTGTTTTATGTCTTATAATTTTTTTAATATCACTCCAACCCTTATCACACCAAATTTGATAATCACATAATGAATACTGTTTTTCTAATCTTATACTCGTATCAAACATCTTGAATTCTTCATAATCCTCCCATTTATAACACACATCATCTATTCTTTTAATAATAATATTTTTTGTATTTTTATCCCTTAATATTACAGGCGTATCACCCACTACAGAATCACCGTAAACAACTTCAATATTTAAATCAACTGGAATTTCCGGATCTTCAATAAATGGCTCGTTTGTTACATTTAATACATATTCTTTTGTATTATAATTGAAAACGATATTAATCTTTTTTTTTGGATATTGCTCTCTTAAAATAGAATAAACAATTTCTACATCATTTATATTTTTAATTTTAAACATTTCTTATAAATTATTATTAGGTAATTTTTAAATTCAATTTTTAAAACCTTTATTAAAATAAAAAAAAAAACGCAATATCGTGTTTAAAAAAAAAACCGATTACGTTCAAAATTATATATTTAATTATTGATAAAATTTATAAAACCAGTATAAAATGTCCAATTTTTCCCCAATGTATTTTGAACAACCGATTGTTATTTTTGATACTACAGAAACTCTAAGTTCAACAACTGGAGCTTTTGTCTTATACGGTGGTCTTAGTGTTAACTCTACTTATGAAAGTAGTAATATTAGCACCGGATCATTTGTATTAAAAGGTGGTATGGGTATTCAAAAAAATGTTAATGTTGGAGGAAATACCAACATTGCAGGTGTCACACACGTTACTAATTCTACCCAAAGTACTGGTGTCAACAATGGCGCTCTAATTGTAAATGGTGGTGTTGGTATCGCCAAAGATCTTTTCGTAGGAGGTAGTGCAACTATTAGTGGGAATTTATTTGTAAACGGTACTACCACTTCTGTTAACACTACTACTGTCAATGTTACTGATAATACTCTTCTGCTCAACGCCGGCCCTGGTGGTAGCAGAGACAGTGGTGTCCTCATTGAACGTTTCCAAACTAACAATGATGTAGGTGATGGTGATGTTGTTCATACTACTGAACCTATCGTCCAAACTATTGCTGTCGATTCTGCTACCTCAACTACTATTACTTTTGCTGTTGCTAATGTCACTCCTAATTATTATAAAAATATGTGGATTAAAATTTCAAGTGGCGCCGGTAACAACCAAGTCCGTCAAGTCACCCAATATAACAATGGAACTTATACTGTTACTTTAAGCTCTGCGTTGACCACTACTCCCAGCAATGGTGATTTTATTCAGTTCTATAACAGAAATTATATTGCTCAATACTATAAAGAATCAGATGATGAATTAATTCTTGGTTATGTAAGCGATGCATCTGATATTAAAGAACAACTTGCTAGTGCAGGATATCTTAATACTCGTGTTCAAGGTCTATGGGCCACCAACTCTACCATTACCAATCTCGTTGCTACCAACTTTACTGCAGGTGCTATTGCTATGACCAATGCCGTTATTCAAAATGCTACAATTGGCAATGAAGTTGTCAACAACACCACTACTGGTGGTCTTAGAGTAACAGGATCTTCCATCTTACACGGTGGTGCTACTGCTGGTACTCTTAATGTTACTGGCGATTCTCTTCTAAATGGATTTGTCACTGCTGGTGCTCTCGATGTCACTGGTCAATCTATCCTTCAACTCGGTGTTAGCGCCGGTTCTCTTAATGTCACTGGTAACTCTACTCTACAAGGATTCGTCACTGTTGGTGCTCTTGCTGTTACCGGCGAATCATTCCTTCGAGGTGCTGTAACTGCTGGCGCTCTTGATGTCACTGGTGACTCCATCCTCCAAGGTTTTGTCACTGCTGGTGCTCTTGCTGTTACTGGCGAATCATTCCTTCGTGGAGCAGTCACAGCTGGCGCTCTTGATGTCACTGGAGCATCTATCCTTCAACTCGGCGTTAGCGCCGGTTCTCTCAACGTAACTGGAAACTCTACCTTACATGGATTTGTAACTGCCGGTGCCCTTGATGTCACTGGACAATCTATCCTTCAACTCGGTGTTACTGCTGGTTCTATGAATGTAACTGGAAACTCCACTTTACATGGATTTGTAACTGCTGGTGCCCTTAACGTCACTGGACAATCTATCCTTCAAGATGGTGTTACTGCTGGTACATTATATGTTACAGGACCCTCTGTACTTGATATCGGAGTTACTGCTGGTTCTATGAATGTTACTGGTAATTCTACCCTACATGGATTTGTAACTGCCGGTGCTCTCAATGTCACTGGTCAATCTCTCCTTCAACTCGGTGTTACTGCTGGTTCTATGAATGTAACTGGAAACTCCACTTTACATGGATTTGTTACTGCTGGTGCCCTCAATGTCACTGGTGATTCTATCCTCCAAGGTTTAGTAACTACTGGTGCTCTTGCTGTCACTGGCGAATCATTCCTTCGAGGCGCTGTAACTGCTGGTGCCCTTGATGTCACTGGCGCATCTATCCTTCAACTCGGTGTTAGCGCCGGTTCCCTTAATGTCACTGGAAACTCCACTTTACATGGATTTGTAACTGCTGGTGCTCTTGATATCACTGGTGACTCTATCCTTCAAGGATTTGTAACTGCTGGTGCTCTTGCTGTCACTGGCGAATCATTCCTTCGAGGTGCTGTTACCGCTGGTGCTCTTAACGTTACTGGAAATTCGATTCTCCAAGGATTTGTAACTGCTGGTGCTCTTGATGTCACTGGACAATCTATCCTCCAACTCGGTGTTACTGCTGGTTCTATGAATGTCACTGGTGATTCTACATTACATGGTTTCATCACTGCTGGTGCTCTTGATGTCACTGGACAATCTATCCTCCAACTCGGTGTTAGCGCTGGTTCTCTCAACGTAACTGGAAACTCTACTTTACAAGGGTTTGTTACTGCTGGCGCTCTTAATGTCACTGGTGACTCTATCCTTCAAGGTTTCGTAACTGCTGGCGCTCTTGCTGTTACCGGTGAATCATTCCTTCGAGGCGCTGTTACAGCCGGTGCACTTGATGTCACTGGAGCATCTATCCTTCAACTCGGTGTTAGCGCCGGTTCCCTTAATGTCACTGGTGATTCTACCTTACACGGATTTGTCACTGCTGGTGCTCTTGATGTCACTGGAGCATCTATTCTTCAACTTGGTGTCAGCGCAGGTTCCCTTAATGTCACTGGTCAATCTGTCCTACACGGTGGTATCACTGCTGGTATGTTATTAATTACTGGTGCTTCTGTATTCAATAATGGTATCACTGGTGGTTCTCTTAATATTACTGGTAACTCTACATTACACGGATTCGTCACCACTGGTGCATTATGTGTAACAGGAGCTACATTATTACAGAGTAACTTGACTGCTACTAACGGCTCTGTATTCTTTGGTACTACTGATACTTCTCCTATTATCGGAGGTACTAGTGCTACTGGAGGTGCTATCATCTTTAATACTGTTGATGTTTCTCCAAGTATGGGTGATATTGTTCGTGAACGCATTTTCTATGCTGCAAATAATGTCTCCGTACCAGCCAATATTACTGGATTCACCTTTAATAATGCTGTCGTTAGAAGCTTTGATGCCATTTGTTCAATTACTATTAAATCAACTGGTGGAACAAATGACAAATACGCCCTTTACAATCTTATGGGAGTTCAAAAAGGTGCTACTTGGGTTCTTAACTCATCCTATGTCGGTGATGTAACTGGTATCACCTTCTCTATTAGTAACTCAGGTCAAGTTCAATACACATCTACTAACAGTGCTAGTTATTTGGAAAGTACCATTAACTTTAGAGCTTTAACTACTTCTCTACCTCTTTAAATAAATATAATATTAATCAACGTCCAAAATACAATAAAATTATATAATTTAAATAATAATTATATAATTAATATGCCATTACCTACAATGTCAAATACCCCATTAGCATTTTTAAATTATGGTGATATTAATATCGTCGAAGGAACCGATGTTACACAATATGGATATGGTGATATTAATATTCAAAGACATTGTAATGTTTATGGAACTACTGAAAGTACAACTCCTAATAACGGAACCCTAGTTGTTAATGGAGGCGTTGGTATCGGAGGATCAACTAATATTCAAGTAGATTTAAATGTATTGTATGGAATTACAAGATTAACTGAAACTCATATAGATACTAATAATGGTCTTTTTTCTGTTACAGGTGGTAATATGATTGACTTTCAAGTTGGTGCCGCTTCGCAGTTTATAACAACTGGAGGTAACTTAAGTTTAAAATCTACTAATAATGTATTAGAACTATATGGAGGATTGAATTCATCTACCGCAGTAGATATTAAAGCAACTAATTCTGATGGAGGCATTCAACTTTTATCAGGTAACGCAACAGGAATGATAAAACTTATTACAGGTTCTGGAGGATTAGAAGGAACTACTTCTAATGGAAATGTATCACTTAATGCAAATAATGGGACCGGGTCTTTTAACGTATATACTAATAGCGCTAATCAAAATTTAACTGTAGGTCTTTATAATAAAACTGATTCTACTCTCCGTATAGAAAGTGAAGGTACTAATGTTACTAATACAGCACTTGTTATTAATACAACTAATACTAATGGAAATATAATTATTTCTACAGCAAATGGATTAGGACAAGGATCTTTATCTCAATTAGTTGGTTCAGGTGGTTATAATGTTGTTACAAATACAAGTGGTACTATTTCAATGACATCTAATGCAGCGACGTCTTCTTATATTGTAAAAACCAGTAACAATAATCAAAATTTACTTTTAGATTTACAAAAACCTACAAATTCATCTATTATTTTACAGAGTGAAGGTACACAAAAAGCAATAGATATTAAAACAACAAATACAGCTGGAAGTATTTTTATAACAGAACCTCCTGAATCTACTGGATCCATTGATATCCTTTCTGGCACAGGAGGTATGAATCTTACTACTAGAACAGGTGGTCAAACTACTATTACTACAAATGGCGCAGCAAGTACTTATACAAATGCTACTACAAATGATAATCAACATTTAACTGTAAGTGTAACTGGTAATACTAATTCAAAGGTTATTATTAGTAGCACAGGAACAAGTAATGAAGCCATTAAATTACAAACAACTAATGGAACAGGCGGCATTTCATTTGCATCTGCTGGAAGAGTACAAATTGAAAGTGCTGATCCTAATACAGGTGTTAATATTGCCACAACTACTAATGGTATACCTGTTAAAATAGGTACTTCCACTAGTACTACAACTGTTATGGGAGATTTAAATGTAAAGGGTGTTACTACTACTATTAATTCCGTAGTTATGACTGTAGATGACAATATTCTTGTTGTTAATAATGCTCCAAGTGGAACATCAGATGGTGGTTTAGCCATTAAACGTTATCAACACGCAAATAATGCAGGCCAGGGAGACGTTGTTAGTGATACACCAGATGATTCGGGTACTGTATTAAATGGTGATAATACAACTACAACTATACATTTAGATCAATCTGGTAAAACAGCAGATTATTATTCAGGATGGTGGATTAAAATATACGATGGTGAAGGAGCCGGACAAGTTAGACGAATAAAATCATTTGATGAAAATACACAAATTGCAACAATATATAGTACAGCAGATCAAACTGGATTATTAAATAATCCTTCCCCAGTTGAAGGCATGGATCTTATAACTATTCTAAATACAACTTCTAAATATCATTTATACCCTTGTCATTACGTAATGACTATCTGGGATGAATCTAGAGATGAATTTGCATTTATTTGCAGTAACCAAAGCCCTTCTGAAACTGTTAATCCTTCTCATTATTCTAATCTTCAAGTCAATGATTTAATTGCACAAGATATAAATATTCAAACAATCAATGGGTCTGCAGCTGATATTACTACTACTGTTATTTTAGATAATGGCCCAGGACACGTACCTGTCACTATTACTGATTTCCCATATACTTATGGTGTTTATATGTTATTTGTAAAACCACTAAGTGATTCTTTACGAGCACACGCTATATTTGTTGTTGGAAGAGTCAATTCATCAAGTATACCAGGTACTTCTACAAGATTAATCTCTGTTAAAGGTGTTACATCAGAACAATTAGATATTCAATGGTCAGCGGATTCTAAACCACAATTACTTTATCGTCCACGTCCTAGTGGTTTAGGCGGTTCTACTCAATATAAAATTAAGATTGTATCTTTATAATTTAAAACATCCCATTGTTGGAATTTATTCTAAATTAATTATTTATTGGTATATCATATATATGAAATTCAAGGTTGGGAGACGACGATGAAATCTAAAGCCAAGAAACAAAGTGCTCCTTAAATGTAAAAATGTTGTCTACAATATGGTGAGTAAGATTTTTTGCCCATACGTGTATTTGGGTATTATCACCTTGATTAATTTATATTAAAAGTTTACTCAATATAAAATTAAGATTGTATCTTTATAATTTAAAACAAATTTTATTAGAAATTTAAAACATCCCATTGTTGGAATTTATTATTTGTATCACAATAACCTGCATAAATCTTTTCACCATCCCCATCTAAACATCTTCCTGTCACATTATTTTTAATCAACGTTTCATTTTGCGTCCATTTTTGAAATCTATCATTTTCATTACAATCACTTATTATTACTTTTTGTTCATTATTATTAAAACTCAGACATTTATTACTTTGCATATGTTTAAATATCCCATTTTCATAAGTCCATTTTTGATAATCTGACCCACAAGATCCTCCATATACACTATTTCCATCTGAATCTACGCATTTATTCGTCCTTCTATGAACTATTTTTTTTACTTCTTTCGGTTTCTCAGTTACTTCGGGTTTTACTTCAGCCGTCGCTTTTGCTTCAACGTCTTTTATTTGAACCTGTGTCTTTTGCATTTGCTGTTTCCTATCTGCCTCTTTTTGTTCGGCCTCTTTTTTTTCAGCCTCTTTTTTTTTAGCATTTGCAGCATTTTGTTGCATATATATAATAACTCCAATAATTAAACTTATATTACAACAACAACAACAAATAAGTAATATTGGGCCAAGTTTCATTAAATATATATATACTATATAAAAAATATATACTATATAATAATAATATATATTTTCTAATTATTTTTTAATATTGAAATTCCATACTTTGTAAACCAATTTTTAAACCAATATATATGCACACATAAAATAGGCAATGCAAAATTTCTTATTATCACTATATTCCATAATACATATGTTAAATATATATGATATACTATACGTGTCGTAAAAAATACAATACCAAATAATCTATCATTCCTCCACTTTGCATCATAACTCCCTATATTTAATAAAACAGATGGTATTTCTAATATCATATATATCAAATAATATGGATACAACCCCGTATATAACGCACATATATTAATAACAATATATACACTATGATGTATATATCCAGCTAATGTATTCATATATATTGGATAATTATTATATCCCATATAACAATCCATCATTAAATATGATATAAAATTTAATACCAATACATATCCTATTGTATTTGAAAATACACCTAATGAATCCATGTAAACATCTATATTTAAACCAGCTTTACAAAACATATAATTAAAATATATACCACATAAACTCATTGTACATGTTGATTTTATTGATAATATATACGCTCTCTGTTTTATAGGTAGAATCATACCATTACGTTCCTTTTGTTTATTCAACTCATTTACTATATAATTATATACATAATAATAATCATAACAAAAAAATACCACTATTAAAAAAGATATACAAAACAAAAACATTAACAATTTCATTTTTGTTTTTATTTTTCATTTTATAATATTCATTGCCGTTTTACACTATAAATACACAAACATCCTAGAGTTAACATTAATATAATAAGACATACTACAGCAGAATATATAATTGTCTTGTCTATTCTATAATAATCACCCGTTCCATTTATATCCCTTCTTCTTATATATTCACCATACATCTCGTCATTTTTATAATACTCATCTATCATCATCAATGTATTATTATTTAATTGTTTATTCATATCACATATATCTTTTAATAACACTAAACTTGTTATATTTAATATAACACTTCTGCACATCGGACATTTCAACTCTGTATAATTACCATAACACATCCACGATATTAAACACCCCTTATGTAACATCTTTTTACAACATCCCAACTTTAATAATACATCATCTTCATCCTTTTTATCCAATGTATTTAAACATATACAACATTCATCATAACTATTTAATTCTATAATATCAACTAAATAATCATTCATATAATATTGTTTAAATGTATTTAAAATTATTTTTTTTTATGTATATAAAGTATATAGAATGGCTAATCGATCCGATCGTTTTGATGCAAACTATTATAGTAATTTAAATAAAACACAACATCAACAACAATTTCCGAAAGAATACAACTCTAATCAATTTAATCAAAACAATTTTAACAATGTTTTTGATAAAACATCTAATATACCTTTTAGTGTACAACAAGAAACAGATATTGAATACGAAAAGAAAATTAATTTCGTATTTATTACGTCTAAAAGTAGAAATGCAACATTATTTCCTAATATTAGTCAATATGCAATAGAATTACCCAATGAATTTAAGAATATACATAGTATTGAACTTATCCAAGGACTTATTCCAAATGTTAATAATGTTACACAAGAACCATACTTGTTATTAAAATTAGAAGAAATAAATGATGTAATGATATCAAATGACCCTAATATTGCCGAATCATTTGCTTTTTTAACTATGGCATCACCTTGTACAAGTGATGGATATTTTATTGCACTTGATAAAAAAATTCATGAAAATACTCCTAAAATTTTTCATACTCCAAAAGCCAGTTTACAAAAATTAACCATATCTGTTACTAAACACGATGGTACATTATTTGATTTTGGAGCAGATTCATCTCCACCTAATAAAAGTTTACAACATACATTTGTTTTCAGAATAATTACATTAGAAAAAAAAAGAGCACTTTTACTTCAAAGAAATGTTTATTAATTACTTCATCTTTATTTTATAATTTTTTATAACATTTTATAAAATAAATTAATTAAATTAAATCCCTTGGCTTTTTATAAACACCAGCTCCTAATGATGTAAAACGCGTATTAATACCACCTCTTTTACCAAAATCATCAATTTCTACTGATTTTAATGCATCTGGCGTATCAATACCTTGCTTATCATCAAAAATATAAAAATATCTACTATAAAAATCATCATCCCTTGGATTACAACTATTCTTATTTACCTCTATTAAATTCTTCATAGAATCTTCAATTTGAACATCCCCTCTTGATAATTGATATTTACTCGGCATCGTAGGAAATGGCAATTGACCAAACCCATTTCTAGTATTACATTGTGTTAATAAATTCCCACTCTTACCATTCAACATCTCTGAATATTTATCCACCTTTTCTGAAGGTACAAATAATTGATCCCTCATCGTCATACCAAAATAATTTAAATTATCCTTTGCTTCAATTAATTCACGAAATGTACTCGTCATGTATTTTAATTTTTTACCATTATCTCCATCCCTTTGTTGAATCGCACAAGGATCATCTAATGTTCTATTATTTTCCCTAAAATTAACCTTTTCAAATTCAGTATTTACTAAATTACTATTATTATATATCATTGTATTAATTATTCTAAATAAAATAAAAATCTCAAATTTTTTTATTTTTCAATTATATTTTTCAATTATATTTTTCAATTATATTTTCCAACTTTATAATATATTTATAACAAATGAACTTTTCTAAAGAAGATCCTATTGCTATCATGTTTATTGTTTTATCCATTCTTATATGTATACCACCCATAATTTTTGCATATTATACATTTTATTCAAAAAAAGAAAATTATACTGTTACTGAAATACCCAACTTTTTAACACACGAAGAATGTGATAAACTTATACAAATCGCATCCACTCAATTAATCCCAAGTAAAGTATACACTGAAAATTCAGATGATGTATTAGAAAATCACCGAACAAGTGAACAATGCTGGTTAACAAACGAAAATGATGATATAGTCAACAAAATATCCACTCTTACTTCTCGTATATGTAATAAACCTATAGAAAATCAAGAACTCTTACAAGTCGTCAAATATCCCACTGGCGGATTCTTTAATCCACATTACGATGCTTGTATAGGTAACCCGGAATTTTGTAAACGAATGAATGGATCATCTGGACCTAGATATGGCACACTACTTATATATTTAAATGATGATTTTACAGGCGGCGAAACTGTTTTTCCTAATATTAATAAAACCGTCAAACCTGAAAAAGGTAAAGCAGTCTTTTTCTATACAACTAATAAAAATGGCACAATATTAAATGAATCTTTACATGCAGGAAATCCAATTACATCTGGTAATAAATGGATCTGTAATAAATGGACACGTATTAATAAATATGATACAATCTAAAAAATAGGCTCCCATTTTGAAAATTTTATATTATATAAACACTCTAATACCACCCTCTCATCACCCACTTTAAATAATTCTCTCAACTTTTTTGATTCCTTTATACCCTTTATATACAATATACCTTCTTTATCATTTGTTTTATCATTATATACATTATACACATCAGTATATTTACTCTTTTCTATCTTTTTAAAACCTCTCTTATTCTCCATAACATCCTCCACATATCTCTTTTTTCTATAATTCACAACATGCTCAACACAACATAATTGATCCTTGTATATAAAATTAGATTTCAATATCTTTATCAACATCTCACTAGATTTTAATACTATAGGATGAATATTTATACTAATATGATTATTTAAATCCTTTAACGGCCTTTTTATATCATAAAATAAAATTTCACTCAACATCGCATATCTTAATCCATAATCACACATCACAACACTATCATTCTTCATTAATACATCCGTTATTAAAAAATCCATCTTATCACCATTTTTATACAAATAACCCTCAAATAAATAACTATCATTAAATACATAATCAATTTCTAAATAAAAATCCGATATCATATTCTCTAAACTATAACCATTTTTCTTATACCACATCTCACTAAACTCATCCGGAAAAAAATATAATATGTTATACAAATCTTTACTACCATCTACTATACACTTATTCGTAACATATAAATACATCTTTTTATTATTATTCGGTATTAAAACATCCGATATCATCTGTGACTCCAAATTCATAATAACATTCGTATCATATGCACCGTGTATCAACATGTGCATATTATATTTTTCTAATAAAGGTAATAAAAAATCCTTCTTCAACATATCCGTCTGCGAAAAATTAACACTCTTGTTAATAAAAGACATCCTACTATTAAACCATGTTAAATCTACTTTTTTTTCACTTTTTTTTACTCACCACGTGCAAATATTAAAACTATTTTATATCCATTTATTAGTAGAAATATTATGTCCGTATTTTTTGAAGGTAATGGCTTTTTCGACGGCTCACAACTCGTCAATTCAACAGTATCTAATACAACCATCTCCGCTTCATCATTACAAGCCTGTACAATCAACATGTTAAGCCCACTTGGAAATTACACACCCATCACAAATGTACAAAATCCAATCGATAATCAAGACGCCGCCACTAAATTTTACATAGATCAACTCGGTACAGTTTTTAATATATCCTTAAACAATACAACTAATTCAACATTATCTACCAACGTTAAAGGAAGCTTCATGATCACTATAACTAATACCGTACTTAACGGACCTTCCGCCATTTTTAATATCACCAAAAGTGAAAGTTATAAAAATCCACACATCGTAAGAATTACCGCATCTCCAGGACACTCCACTAATACATTCTTGGAAATCTCCTGGCCACCCAATTCTAACATACTCTTACGTAAAACAAATCAACACTTTGACGGTTCTTATCTCGTTAAACTTATCTAAATAAAAAATCTTAATCTTAACACCACCTAAAAATAAATATCAAATTTATCAACAATTCATCTTTTTTTCTTCCAATTGCTCCCTTAATTCATATAACATACTCTTCACATTTTCTAAATTATTATTCAACTCCACCAACTCCTCATTCTTCTTATCCAATAACGCCAACTTGTTTCTAATTTCTATTTCCCCCTTACATTTCTTACCCACAAACTTACTAATAAACCCACATACACACCCAAACATAAATACACACAACATTTTAAACTTTTTTCTTCTCGTCTCATCAGTTAATAATCTATTGTATAAAATATAATATATCTTACTTAGTTTATTCATAATATATATTATATTTTTTTATCTTTAAATTTCTTTTGGCCTTAATGGAATAGGCTCCGCTAAACTTGACAAATCATCATCTTCTTCTTCTTCTTCAACTAATTGTTGCACTTGTGGTTGTGGTTGCACTTGTGGTTGCACTTGTGGTTGCACTTGTGGTTGCACTTGTGGTTGCACTTGTGGTTGCACTTGTGGTTGCACTTGTGGTTGCACTTGTGGTTGCACTTGTGGTTGCACTTGTGGT